ACTCCATGCTCCATTTCTTTGCTGTGGTACTCTGGATCTGCCGATCTGCCGGTGAGTATTTCTCCGATCACTTCTTCAATGTAGGTAATGGCTCCATCTGCAAGCAGGTGATCTTCGGCTATTAGCTTCGCTGTAACGCCTTTTGGTCTTGCTTTGAGTTCTTCCTCAGTCATTGGCCTTTTGGCTTCTGCTACGAGCCTGTAATGCTCGGAAGAAGTGAGTTTACCCTTGCGGACTTCATGCCACTCAGAACTCTTCTGCAGAAGTTCTTCAGCATTTTCTATCGCTTCCATTGCTGTTCCTCCCCTAATGCCGCTTCAATCGCTTCCTTAGCTATACTCACGTTGAAAGCAAGCAACTGGCCTTTGTCCTCGTAAACCTCAATAAGTTTCTTTAATGCGTTAAACATGATTGGAGCCGCTGCAATAAGTTTTGCATTAGCTTCTTTCTCTTCGAATGGCATTGAAATAAAGCTGCCTTTGTCGACATCACATATTCCAATTTTAAACGTACTGTCTTCTGGTTGTGATGGTTCGGCTACTACGCGGAAATGCCCTCTTGTTTCCCATAGGCCCTGTGTCCCTTTAAAATTTTCCATTATGATTCTTCCTTTAGTTTAATCCATCCGTACTCGACCATTTCCTCAACTGATAATCCCATGTATGGCAGCGCATAACTTTTTGATCTTAGGAAATCAATAATTGACATTTTTTCCATTACATTTCTGTTGTTCTTGTTCCTGATTATATGCTTTCCGTGGTCGGGAAAATGTTTATGGCTTTCAGTTGGGAACTTTATTTTTGCCACCTCAATAGCATCTTCATCGGTTATTGATGAAAGGGGTTTTAGTTTTAAGGAACTAGGTTCTAATCTACTAATACTCATTTTATATATATCAACAGTTAATTTGTTAAAGCATATATTATCTGATAATACTTCCTGCCCCCAATATTGTGCAAAGAACTTCGCCTTGTTTTCTAATGCGTTTTCCATTACTTACCCTCCTTTTCTGCAGCCTGTTTGGCTTGTTCAGCTTGCAATCTTTTAAGATCAATCTCTGCATGACATTTCTTAACCAACTCCATCATTTCAGGGAGCTGCTGCATTTCTTTGTCAAGCCCTTTATAGTAGACGTTAACTTCTGTTTTAGTGGTGAAGCTGGTCATCGTATCTACAATGTCTTTCGGGATTTTGTCTCCAGCCACTTCTTCGTGAGTTGCGTCCAGGGTTTCTTCAGTTGTGCGAGGAGTAACGTCGTAGGCCATTGTAAATTCAATGGTGTCCTTACGGTTCAAATCCTTACCGAAAATGCGTCCAAGAGCCTCACATGCGTCTTTCTGAGCATAAGTCTTAGCAGCTGGTAGACCTATCTGAATAGCGTTTGATCTGATAAATTCTAATTGACTGGCTGACTTTCCTTTTTCCGTCTGGACGGGAACAGCACCTACCCCATCAGTAAATCTCATCTTCCCTGTGATGGGGTCTTTATAGTGAACCCTTACTGTACATTGAACAGAATTAAATAATGCCCCTACTGTTAAAACTTCAACGTCCCACTCTTGGAAGATACGAGTCATAAGAAGTTCTACTTTGTCAATAGGCAGGTAATCGGTTGGCACCTTTTGTTTCTGTCCGTGTTCGTTTACGATTTCCCTTGTTGCTGTCGGGTGCTTTCTTAACCATTTAGCCGGTGGCTCCTGACTTAGTAGAAGATTTAACTGATCGTTCTTTTGGGCTAACTCAAGGTCGTTGGTTAATTCCGATAAACTTGGTAGTTCTCTTTTTTTAGGTATTGATACCTCTTTGCTTTCTTCAGTACTCATGTTATTGATCTTTAAATTTCCAGATATAATTCCCTGCTTTGTTCTGTCGGCCATGCAGGGCTGCGTTTATAGAGCCTTTAATAATTCCTGTCTCTCTTGATGCTTCCGCTTGCCCTGCGTAGTCTTTAATGTGTTTCCCTCGAAGAGAAAATTGGCTTATAGGTTTGCTGCATTTTGAAAGTGCTCCTGTTTTGCCTTGTGAGTGATTGGGGTTTTTAAGGACGTGAAATGAATGCTTCTGATTTTCACTTTGGGTACACCATTCTAAATTTTCAACTCTATTGTCGGCTTTTATGCCGTTGATGTGGTTGACTTGATCTTTACCGTCTACAAGTGGGATAAATGCAATGGCTACAAGGCGGTGTGTTGCTATTGACTTCATTTTTCGGTCTCTATACAAGTTCACGAAAGTGTAATCGTTATCTGGATACCGTCTTCTTGGCCTAAGTGATAATATTTTGCCGGAATGTTTTTTAATTCCCATATCCTCACCACTTACCCATTCTTTATCTAAACTCCGAACCCTACCGATATTGCTCACTTCATACAGACCTTCGTACCCTACTACCGGTCGCCATTCTTCTTCTGTTGTTGGTTTTGTTTCTTCTGTGCTCATGGCTATTCTCCTGTTATGGTTTTTATTGCTGCTAATATTGGGGCAACTATTTTATGGTTGTAATCTCTGATCCCATCAGCAACGTAAAGTGAATTGATGTAAAACATTCCCTCCATCATTGGACGATCAGGTCTTTCAAGACCATAAACGGAGGCTGCTATCTTTCTGAGTTGAACTTCAGTAATGTCAACCGCCATTTCTATTTCAATGACGTATTTTGTTCCTTTTGGGATAACTGTTTCTTCTTCCATTTCTATTTCTGATTACGTGGATCATTCCTGTGTTTCTCTCTGCCTTCGATCATTTTAAGCTGATCTGCCGTGCTGTAGGCGGCTAAGTGGCACCGCTTGTATTTCTTACCGCTACCGCAAGGACAGGGGTCGTTTCTACCTGGTTGTTCTTCTGTTGTGGGTGGAACAAGTATCCCTCCTTTTAATGGCTTGGGAGGGTAAACAAGTGGTACTGCTTTAGGAGTTGGTTCGAGTATTGGTGGAAGGGTTCGACCTAAAAACTCTTTTTGTTGTTCGTACTCCTCAACTGATTTTGCCATTTGAATTTCAATCTTATGGTCTAAGCCTTCTCTTTCAAGGACGTTCCGTATAGCTTCAGACATTACCGGCCCATCACTTATTATTGCTATTTTATTTTCCATTACACGATCTGTTTGAACTCGTAAATATCCTTGACGTTTTTGTTCAGCTCTGTCCCAATGGACTTAGCATTCAGGATACCGTCCCATACCTTTGGTGGTACTTTGAAGTAAGAGTAAATACCTCCGGATCTGAATACGATTGTAAGGATCTGGTTTTTGTAGATTGCTGAGGATACCTGAGAGCTTCCTGGAAACTCTGAGAATACTTTGGTTGGTTTTGTTGCCATTTTGTTTAATCTGTGAATGCGTGAAAAACTAATTGTCCATTTCTCATTTGGAAGGTCGAGATATATTTTTTATCCATCATACCTTTACAGGGATGACCTGTGCCTCTGATGTATATTTTTACTGCCACCGGTATGTTTTCTGGATTAACTAATGCCCATAATTTCACTTCACGGTCTTGGACTTGAATAGAAAGGATTTTATATCCCTCTGGCATTACAACTGTTTGCTGATCGTCGATATTTACATCGTACTTGTAAATTGTTTCCATTGTTATTTTTTAAAAGGGTAAATCTTCTTTTTCTTTTTGTTTGGATGCTTTCTTTGCTGGTATTTTAAATTCTTTGGCTGCTTTCGTCATTATAACCTCTAAGGCTTGCTTTCCTTCTGCTGATAGATACACCTTGTGCTTATCATTAAAATCGGATAGCAAATCGTATAAGCCTTGATCTTTAGCTATTAGCTTTTTTATCTTGTTGATTGCTCGCTGAAAGAAAGAGTCTTTATGTAAGGTGGCTTCCAGGTTACTGTTGGTAAGTATTTGGCTTTTACCTTTCTCGTCTTTATAGGTGTACTTTATGCTGTTTCCTACTTGTACTGCTTTCAGTTTCTTTTTAGTTACTTCCGGCACAGAGTCAATATATAGCGCATCAGAGAAGCTTAAATCTTTTGTTGTGATCTTACCCTGGGATTGATTGATCTTGCTTGCTGCATAGCTTAAATCGAAGCTACGTGGAACTGATCTATCTCTGTCCAATGGCAGGTGGTGAGGCCGTATATTGTAAGCTTTCCCTATGCCTTCTGCTTTAGTAACAAACAAGCCTCCGGAGTAGATCATTCCTGCTTGCTTGTTTACAATCTGCCCGAAGTAGTTATCGTCAAAAATCACGTCATCTGCAGTGATTATATTAGCTTTAAAGCTTTCAAATTCAGACTGATCACACTCGAAGGTGATGGTGAACATAACGTTAGAAGGATCGAGTCCATGCTCTTCGTAGCGCAAGCAAAAACATTCTCCGATTTCGCTGTCAACATATGTGTCTGGCCAGATTTCGTATTTCTGAGTAATGATCGAACTTTTGTAGCCTTCTCGTAACAGGATAAGAAAAGCCATTTTCAATCCTTCTCCATGCTTGCCGATTGCGTTAACATTGTTCTTTTTAGAGTTGCCAATTCTCAGGAAGTCCAAGCTTTCCGGTTGCCATGCGTTACTTACTGATACTTTGTCTATACCACCCAAATGACGTATATCTTCTGTATACTCTCCGTAATCAAGAAAGTTTTGGTACACCTCACGAAGTGCTTCAGTGATCGACCAGTTGCTCAGGTAATCTTTCCCGAAGCCGTAGTGAATAGTTTTTTCCATGATTACTGTTGTTTTTGAATTTCTATGTATTGTAGACTACTGGGTAAATATTCTATTGCTCTGTGCAGGCCGATTGGCTGCGTAGGAAAGACTTTCGCCTTTTGTCCCCGGTACTTGGTCAGGCTTTCAATTTGGCTTCGTCTCAGGGGAGATAAATCGTCCTGTTTCTTTTTGAATAGGTTTAGCATGATTAATTATTTAAGTGTATTGCCATTTACAGTCTAAGATGTCGTCTATTGATCTTCCTGGAGTAGCTTCTCCTTCGCACCAGTAGCGATTATCTTCAAATTCCTCTGTCTCTATGGAGTAGACTCCTGAGCCACCTTCAAATGCTCTTGCTAATACTGTTGTTCCATCTGGAAGGAAAAGCTTTATAAGCTTGTGTTTTGCTGGTAATTGTTCTTTAATTGTTGGCATTACTCTTCCCTTCCTAATGATTTGTTGATTGCTGTTCTTGCTCTTTCCAATGCCCTACAAGCTCCGTAGTCTTCAGCATCGCTTTTTAATGCCGCGCCATGGGTTTGAGTTCCTAAAACAGAAGCAAGTAATTCTAATACCTCAGCGCATTCAAGTAGAGATTCTTGAAGGTCTGGCGCGGCTGCTATTAGATGACCGTTTGCTTGGTAAGGCACATTTTTATCGAAATTTAGCGTGCATATCCTCCAAGAATCTTCACTCCAAATGCAGGGGGCGTAATCCATGTTGTTCGCTATTACCCAAGGAGCCTTGCTGATTGACCCCACTAATTTAAACCCGCCCATTACTTCACAGATTTAATAGTGATCGCCCCAACTTGTTTAACCTCGAGCCCAACAACAAAGGGAATAAGAAAGCTGTCATTCCCCTGCAGCCAAACCATGTTTACTAATCTGCCGTGAGCTGGGTACACAGTACCTGTTTTGTAGTGTTTGGGGCAAAAATACTCGGTTGTAATTTCATACAGCTCGGCCCTGGTGCCTACGCTTAGCGTGGCCTCTCCTGGGTAGGAGTTTACTGGTGTATTCATAAGATTTGATTTTTGGTTGGTAATTCCTCTTGTCTCTTGTTTTGTAAATATACGTTGTTAAGCCATACTAAGCAAGGCCATATTAAAGATTTATTTATTTTGTGAAAAACTGCGAAATAAAAGCTATTTGCAGGATTCTGTTACTGTCCAGTTTATGGAATACTACTTTAATGCATGGGATAACTGAACCTGTTAGGTAGGTTTAGGAAAACCATACCCGACTGATTAGAGTAGTGAAATTTGTTTGAGATGTATTTCTCCCGGAAAGCACGGTATCCGATCTGTTCTCGTTCAACAACTTTATAATTGTGTTTGGAGATTATCAGTCCGGCTTCGTTAAACTGTTTCTGCAGTCTTAATCCGGTGTGTTGTGATCTTTTGTATATCTGTCCTATTTTCCTGTTGCTCAGGCAAAGATTGATCTGTAAAGAAGTTTCGGTGGCGTTCAGCTTTTTCTCCGCTTTCAAAAGGCGTTGTGCTTTCTTGTGCGGGGTAAATGCTGAGTTATGCATTTTTATTATTTCCTTCTTAGTTTGGATTGTCTTGCGCTGTTTATCCAGGTTTCTTTCAAATAGGCAGAATTTAAGGTTTATAAGCTGTGTTTGGTGGTCTGTGCTGGCTTTGATTGGGAACATGGCTGATGGATAGAGCTTCAGCATGTTGTCACGTCCTATGCACTGTAAATTGCCGTGGCTTATGGTTATAAGTTTGTTGGCTTGTAATTTCTTTAGATGCACTGATAAGGTGCTGGGTGAGCAATCAAGTTTACGTGATACTTTTCTAAGTGAGTAGTTGTAAACCTTGCCGTTTTTGTAAAGTTGTCTGATCCGGGCGAAGTAGCACAAAGACAGGAGCCAGTCGTATTTTACGGCTGTGTTGACTAATTTAAGAGTTAGCCAAACTTTGTCCTGGTACTGGGGTCTTTGTGGGTTCAATCTAAAGGAATTACAGTTTAATAGACACCGAATTGATTTGGACGGCAAGGGGGTGTGCTATTAAGACTGTAACCCTTTGGGATTAATATCTTGTTTGAGAAATTGCTATGTTGCGCTCCTTGCCGTCCAAAGCATTTGTATCGCGCTTCAAAGGTGTGGAGTTGTTTTGATTAAAGCAAGTGTTATTTTAAATTTCTAAAATGCTCTTTCATTTCCCTCAGCACGTTAATTGTCACGATGTTATTCCGGTTCTTGTCTTTAGAAAGGATACCGATCTTATCCTCAACATGCTTGATGCACTCTAAAACTCCCGGATTTGCCTGTTTTTCTTCGATCTCAGGCACTTTCTTTTGGTCCTTGGCCGATTGAGCCGCTCTACGATAAATCTTGTAGAAAGCCTTTAATTCTTCCCCAGGCCAAAAGTATTCCCTGTCATCTTTGAGGATAACTACACTTCGTTTGGTTTTCGCCTTGTTGTAGTAGAAGCAGAATGTTTGGTTTTCAAACAGGACGTTAAATCCGTTTTGGGTTTTACTGAACTCTGCGTCTGGAGGGAATGTCTCTTGTATCTCCTCAATGCTTGTGATCATCTGCATAGCTATTTGATAAAATTGTAGTACACGTAAATCCAAAAGGTTAACAGGGCAATGGCACCGACTAAATACGTGAAGACCGTTGTCCAGTCTACTTCTATAACCACATCGTATTCAAGTGTAAACAGCAGGGCTTCAATTTCCCTGTCAAAGATTAATTTACTTCCATCCGGGTTCTTGACTGTACGCCATACCCAAAAATGCTTCATTTGAACCTGGTAGCCTTCTGCTACTTGAATAGTTCTAAATTCTTTATTCATTGCTTTCTGAATTAAATAGCCACTCCCTATTAAGGTAGATGTAAAGAAACACCTCAAAGAGCAGCAAGGTTGATAAGATTAAACAGTTTTCGTTTACCGCTGTGCGGTCTATTCCGTACATAGATTGATAGAACATTACTACAATGCCCATTACCATTGCCAGGAGAATTAAGAGGCTTAGAACGATTCTAATTGCCTCGTTGTTACGGAGCCTTCTCATGCACTCGCTGCCCAGCTTATAAGGGCACAAACGAGTAAGGTGTAGAGTACCGCAAAGAAGAACAAAACTCCCTTTGTTAGCTTCTTGCTGCCGATCCTTCTACCTAATCGGTTCCATTCGGACAATGCCCAGCTAAAAATCGTCGTCATCATTATGAACAGGTGTTGCAAGGTTGGCGGCCAAAAAGCCTACAAACAGGCCGATAATTAAAACTAAGAAGGCTGCGATTATAGGGCTTGCAGCTACCAACTGAAATAAAGTTCCCATGATATTTGGTTTAGTTGGTTAGATAAGTTTGGTTAAACCCACGCACATCCCCAAAAGAAAGCGCATAAGCCACGATAATTGAAATTATGATGCAAACCACTATGGCTGCATAATTAGCCTGCTTAGGGCTTAAATAGAATACTGGTCTTTTCATTACGGTTGCCTAAAATGGTTGCCTACTTGTTGTTGTCTTTTCTTCCTTTGGTGCCGGTCCGCAAGGTATTCAAATAGCCTACATACAAGCGCAAAGATCATTAGCCCGATTGGGATAAGAGATAGCCAGCCGAATACGGCTAAACTGCTCATTTGTTCGCTACTCTCCATTTTCTTTAAATTTTATGTAATCTAAAATCAGCTCTTTTACTCTTGCTGGAGATAAACCATAAAAAGATATTTTCTTACTCTCGAAGTTGAAACCTCCTTTTGATCTCCGGATCTCCACCGTTGTTCTATCTCCTTCAACTATTGAGCTGCTTTCCATTACTACAAGCTGCTGTATAATCTCTTTCCCTTCTTCAACGCCAGTTATGCCCGTGACATTTAACCGCTCTGCTTTACTTCGTGCCTGGGTAATGTTTATTCTGAAAACATCATCCGGTTCAGGTTCGTATAATTTCATGATGCTGCTGGGGTTAAAATGATCGTCCGAATTGCCTGGTTGTCGGCTAAAGTCTCTGCCAGATCTTTATCTTCTCTAAAGTGTAGATCGTCATACATATCATCCATGAAAACAGATCTTCCCCTGCCCATAAAGGCACTAAGTGTGTAAAGACCTTCTATTACATCAGTCCCTTTGTAAACTCGCTTAAATGCCTTGCAAATAGCACAGTTTGTAGGGTCGGTAAAGAATGTGCCTTTAAAGTCCTCCGCTATTAATGTTAGTTCTAACTTTTCCATATTACTGTTTGTTTAAATGAATGAGTTTAATATTTTGATTTGCTATCCCTCGAACGGATATAGACTTAATTCCTGGAAGTGCTACCTGCGCTGTTGTTATCGCGTCTTTAGCTGAAGCCGACAAGACAGGAAATCTGCCGTACCCCAATAAATTTGGGTTTACTTGTAGTTTGTACAATACCATGTACCAACGTGCCATTAAAAAATGTCCTCTAATCGCAAAATTTGTTCTTTACTCGCGTTCGGGAATATCTTACCTAAAAATAAGTCCCAAACTCTGTTTAGATCGGTTGCCGGTTGTTCTGTGTCGTCTTCCCAATCCATACTAAAACGTCTGTATCCTCCCCAATTTGAAAGGCTTTTAAGCCTGTTGTAAGTGTTTTCATTGACCACACAACTAAAGTGCGATGCCTCGCTGTAAACAGCGTATAGGGTTATAATTCTCATGATTGAAATAGATTTAGTTTTTACCACCATAAGCCGGTACGCTCTCACGCCCGGCTGGTTGTTATTGTATTTCTTGCAGCAATTCAATTTGCTCGTCTGTAAATAGCTTCTGTATGTTCTCCCACTCTTTATAGACCGCTAAATAAGTCTTGTAAGCGACTTTGTTTCTCCTGCCATAATCATTGTACTGTTCATAGCCAAAAGTGTCGCAGAAGTCCTCAAAATTCTCTATACCTTCCTCTTGCTTATGCAAGCATGCAAGAACTTCGTATTCAGTCGGCACCTCTCCGGCATTGGTTCCCGCAACAGACTGCCCGAAATCAAAAGAGAAGGAATGCAACTTGTTTTTAATCCTTACCCTGTAAATATCCCGGTTCACACCATCTTTAAAATGATCTCCGTTTGTTTTGAATTTGATTGTAACACTTGTAGATGTGGCGTTAAGAAAGTTTAACGCTTGTTGTTGGTATTCGCTTACTGCTTCCATGATCTTGAATTTTAAATGTTAGTTTTTTGATTTTGATAGATATTTATTATTTAATTCCTCTTTATAAGAGGTGCCGCCTTTTTGATTTAATACACCGTTAAAGTGCTGGACTTCGTCGCTCCAATAACCATGCTTTTCAGCTAAGAACTCCAAACGATCATAATCGCTAATCAATGAATATGAATCGTACCCTGGCTGGAAAGTGTAACCCTTTGTTTTCTTGTCAATAGCTATCATATTAGCTATTTGATCATCATCGTTTTGGCCGTTGGCATATCTTCTATTTACAGAAGCAATAGCGTTTTGTAATTTTATCATAGCTGTAATGTCTTTTACCACCAAATGCGCGACCCGTTGAAGGTATCGCGCTGTTCGGTGTTATTCTTCGTTTTCCTCTTCTTCCTCTTCGGTAAAGTCAAGCATTGAAAATTCCCTTTGATTGTCAATGGCATACTCTGCAATAACTTCTACGGTATCAACTAAATCATCAGTCCCTATGCTGGCAAAGCTGTCTAAATTGCCGTAACCGTTATATTTAACATAAGGGTCGTTATAGTTATACTCCCCGTAATGACAGGCTCTAACGGCTTCGGTTGGATTCCCTTCAAAATAGGTATTAAAGAAATCATCGTCATTTTCGTAAATCACGTCATCACTAAAACCTGCTGCCCTGCAATAGTCATTGTTTAGCTCAACAAGTTCACGACCGGACATATTTTCTATTTGTTCTGTTACTGATTCTAATAAAGTTTTCATGGTTGGTAATTTTAATCTCTTGAATTGATTTGGTTAGTTATTTGTTACTGGTATTACTTCACTAAGAAGGTCGATAATTTCGCAATACTCTTGTTCCTGCGATTCTGTTAAGCCTTCTTCGTTTTTAATTTTGTACAACTCTGTTAGTCTTACTAACTCTTGTTGATAGGTCATTATATGGCTCATGATTGAGTTATTTAGATAGTCCGGTTAATAAATTGAAATATTGCATCTTCTCACTTTCAGTTGCTCCGCCCCAACTGAATAGAAGCGATTTAACGAACTGTATGCGGTTTGCCTTTGGTAAGGCTAAGAACATTTCTTTCGAGCCTGTACGGTCTCCATTGAGGCCCTTACTGCGCATAACTTCATAATACTGCATATCAGAATTAAACCCGTGTTGCTTTAATAACTTTTTCATAACTATTTGATTAGATTTTTTAATTATAAATTTCTACTGGGAGATTGCCCAAAATGTAGGTTTGAAAATGCCAGTCGAATATGCCAAAGAAGTTTTTAACATATTTAATTTCTCCCTTAAAATACAGTGTTACTGTATCCAACTGAGCGTCTGCGCTGTTTAAATAGCTAAATGCTTCTGCTTTGCTATTAAATAAACTTTCTTGTGTGTGCCACATAATTTTTAATGGTTAGTTACCTGGAAAACCCGAAGCCTATAAAAAGCGTTCGGGTGTTTGGTTAATCTCTGTAGAACCGCTAATTGAAATATGTTACAAATGGTTGGCTGTTATCTGAAAATATACTATCAGGGTTATTTAGCCAACAAACTTGTTTTTCGTTTATCTTGACTTCAAATACATCTTTTAATATTTGGTATGCTTTAAAGTTTAGATACATGTTAATGCTTTTTTCACCTTCTGCAATGTCTTTTACTATTGCATACTCTGTGTGAGTTTTTCTGTTTGGCAGACTGCCTTTTGATATTTCTATATGATAGCCATTAGAAACAAGGTCGGTGTATACTTTAGGTATCTCCATTTTATTGAGCTTTTAAATAAGTTTTAACCTCTTTTCCCTCTTTATTGGTACGGATGTAATACAGACCACCTCTTGCACCCTTATACAAGTCAAACACCTGGCCTTTCGAGTTGGTAAACGTTTGACCGATTTTAACGGCTTTAGAGACACTATCTTTTTTAACCTGTACATAGTTACCGGATGCGTCCTTAACTACTGTCTGTGCCTGCGCTGTAAAGCCTAAGCCTAAGCAAAATGCGAATGATAATAATAGCTTTTTCATGATGATATGGTTTTTACCTGGAAAAGCCTGCACCGATTAGATGCAAGCTGATTTGATTAAGTATTGTTTACTACTGGTAGCAGGTGTTCTAATGCTTCTACTAATTCTGCATACTCGTCAAACTCTCCAACTCCTAAACCTTCTGAGTTGTGTTTAATGTGAAGTTCCGCTAACCTTCTTAACTCCCTTTGATATGTCATTATATCCCACATGGTTTTAAATATTATAGTTTTCAATGAAATTAATTATCTCTCTTAGGTCGGAGCTTTCAAGGCTGTCTACCTCGTCCATAAATTCTTCTTCGTCTTGTTGATCTATTTTGACCGTAAACGTGTTGTAGTCCTCCATATCAGGAACAAATACAGTAATGATGCTTTTACTTGTAGTGACCTCTAAACGGTCTGTCTCGTCATTGCATTGGGTTTCAACGCTGAAGTTTAAACCTGTGCCCTTATTGATAAGGGTAAGGAATGCGGTAGTTAAAATCTCGTTCTTCATAACATTATAGGGTAAATTCAGGGTTAACAGGTATTTGTAAAAAATTGTAAGCGGTACTAACGTCCTCATACCATAAGCCATCTGAATAGATATAGAAAGTATCATCTTCAGCATAATGAAAATGGTATAAAGTATTGTGGCTTGCGTGGAAACTTTCTTGCTCGTTTGGACGAAGCATAGCGACCGTTTCAGAAAATAAGTTTGTAGGTAATGTATCCATGATTTTAATAGTTTAAATGTTAATCCTCTTTACTTACTTTCAAATCCGTTGCACCTGCCAACCCAAAAAAGAACGAGATAAAAGATGCGAAGACAAAGCACCCAGCGGTAACTTTAAACCCACCCATTAAATAAACTACTCCGAATGCTACTGTAAATAATACACAGATCATTAATAAAAATCCTTTGATTGACATAACTGTAAGTTTTAAATTGTGTAATGCTCAACGTTTACCAGGGCTTGCAACCTGAACACTCAACGTGCTGCCGTTTTATTACAGAGTTCTATTTATGCAGTAGGTGCGAACTCTATCCCTATTTGGGACTAAATAACCTGGTTGAACTAATACCCCTAAACCCTCGGGAATGACCTGTTTAACTCTCGCCTATGAGCTGTATTCTATTCTATGTAATTGGCCTCTTGAAAGACCGGCAAACATCTTTGATTTGGTGTCTCTCCGTTTGCATATTCAAATGTACAACAAATAAACATACCTGCAAATAAAATCAAACAAATAATGTACGAAATATACATTTACCGTATTAAACACACTAAAACACCGATTCTATCAGTACTTAGTACATACTAACAGTACTTAACACACCCTTTTTTTAAGCGTGCACAAACCCTCCTTACCTCCACAGACCACCATCAGCGCGTCTTAATCTCCGAACCCTTCCTAATCAACAACCACACACACCACAACCAACGATTTAAGTAATTACCCCTTTTTTAAGCCCTCCAAGCCACTCAATACATTTTGACCCATTTCCACCTCTAACACACACAAAACCCCAACACAAGCCATATAAGAAGCTTTACCCAAAACAGAGACAAAAGGGAATTGGGATTGTCCCCTATCCATCCCTCTCACAGTCTGCGTGTGCGCTGGAATAGGTTTGAGGTGGGTTTGGGTAGGTTTGATACTGATACCCTGGATAAAGGTTTTATTATGGAGTTTGCCGGGAATGGGTTGGGAAGGTGTGTTAAGCTCCAGTTCGGGAAGGTGGATAGACAAGGCTGTTACATGATGCAGGTTGAACGATCTATTCAATGCCATACTATAAGACTATTCAATCATTAGGCGCGAGCACGCGAGAGGATTTCCCTGTCCATGTCAACCAGGTGTCTGTTCAACATGAGGTCAATGCAATACGCTACGATCATAGCTAAGATCAAATACAGTTTCGCGTATCGCTGCGGAATGATCACGGTGCAAATGTGTGCGCGGAATAGTTTGGCTTTAAACATGGGTAGGGGTTGAGGGGTGGGGGTGGTTCCCTTTCCGAACGAGGGGCCGGTTGTAGGGGGGATAGTCCCATATCACAGACCCTCTGAAAAATTTTTTGGGATTTTTTTTGGTGTGGGTACGAGAAGAGTATCTATTGATGCTCTGGTTGTATTCGAAAGAGTCTATATAAAAGAACTCTTTATATCAGAAATTGGGAATTAAGTAGAAAAGGGTTAAAATGGTTATTGGTTGTGTATTAGAGGCTGATTTTTGGTTTTAATAAATCGACAGTATATTGTTAGTTTTTGAAGATAAAAAATCATTAAATCACAGTATTCTGTACGAAAATAATTAACAATAGAACGTCATAATAACAATTAAATGGTACTTTTATATCATGAAAGAAGGAAGGAAGCCGAAGTACAGCGAGGAGACTCTTGGGGTTAATCCGCTGATAACGAACCTAGTTGTGCCCGTGAGGTTAATGAGGAAGAAGAACCAGGAAGAGATTGAGTTTGATATGGATAAGAACTGTAAGATTTTCATTGAGAGTGCGAACAGGAAGCTCGTGAATGAGTTGAGTAGTCGTTCAAAGGAGATGTTTCTTTGGATTATTTACACTTTAGAGACTGGTAGGGATCACTTCTGGCTGAATAGGCAGCGTTACATGAAGGAGATGGGGATTGCATCTCAGACGACTTTTAAGGCTGCTATAGATCCTTTGATTCAAAAGAATTTTATTTGTAAGACCACTGTACGTGGCGTGTATTTCATTAACCCGAGTATCTTCTATTCTGGAAGTAGGGTTAATAATTTCCCTGAGAAAGTAAAAAGAGTTTATTAAAAAAAGTAAAAACAAGAGGTATGGATTTAATTAAACCGATGACGTTGATGTGTTTCTGCCAAAGTGAGCAGGACCAGCAGCATGAGGAAATGTTGGAGAGTATGGGTATTCCTCGTACTGAGCCGCTAAAGATGGCTGTTTACCGGATGACTTTTTACAGTGTTGATAACATTGGGGAGTCTGAGTTCAGCGATGGGAAGAGCTTTTATGGGACTATAAGTTCGGGGGGTGCAGAGTATTGTACGAATGTTCCATTTGAATTATTGGAAGGGGCTGTGGAGGAGCATTTGTATGGGGAGCGTTAGTGTTATGCAGCTTGTCAAGGACACGATGCGTTTGTTTCAGAATATTCCTGGGGCTAAGTCGGTTTATTTCGACGTAAAATCAAGCGATTTAAGCGAGTTTCGGGATCAGTTGGCAGAAGAGTACCATTATCAGATAATGGATGAGGACAGTGCGGTTTCTGTAAGCGAGAGTGCGGAATACTTTGTTGTCACGATGTTTGAAGTTTCATTTGTAATGAGGAGGGTTTAAGAATGGAAGCGAACGAACTGAGGATTGGGAACACAATCACTCACCAGAACAATAACGGCATCTACCTTGTGACTGTTCTTGAAACCCTTAAAAATGGCGTTAACGTTAAAACCAACCTACAATTAGGTGAATGGTTTTTGAGGTACGAAGAAGTGCAGGGGACACCCCTCACCGAAGAATGGTTATTGAAGTTTGGCTTTAAAAGAAACCTGCTAGACTCACACAATCCAGAGGAAGGGTATTATTTTTCATTAAAGATTTCAGATGACAGGTATTGCGATTTATATTTTATAACAGGTGATAAAAATGGATTTACGGAGGTGTGCCTGTTTCCTTATGAAGAAAGATTTAGGTATCGCTATGTACACCAGATTCATAACCTATACTTCGGATTAACCGGTGAGGAATTGGAGGTAACGATATGATCCGGGGCTTTTGGAATTGGCTATGCGGCAGGTGCTGGGTGGTCATTGCTCAAAATGGGGCCAAGATAAAGGAGGTTCATGTTTTCTACCGTTATGATCGGGCAAAGGCAGAGCTGCAGCGGATGAAGAGAATGTATGATGAGGGGCAGTACTTCTTCTGCAGCAGAAAATTTAAAAATTAAAAAACAAAAACTATGGAATACACTGAAGAAATGAGTAAAGCAATAAGGCTTGCAGCCTCAATATCAACATTTGATCAAACTGTAGAAAAGCTATCCGAGGAAATGCTTTCTAAAATGTATATTGATTATGGAGATTTAAATTTACAAGCAGAGGAACAATTAAAAGAAGCTTTGATTACGGGCATGAAAGAAGGCTGGAGGATTTGGAATGAACATCAGGCACCGAAGTTTAAATTCCTTATGGAGTTCTACGACAAGCATGTTGGCACTCCATGCGAGGAGATCAGGCACAAAGAAGAGGTTGATGATTTGAAAGCTAGGCTGCATAACTGGATATCTGTAGAAGAACTACTACCAATTGAAGGTGGTCGTTACTGGTGTTTTTGTGAAGAACAGGGTGATTTGGGTTTATCAGGATTTGAGTGGAACTGTGCGTATAATCCAGACGATAAATCTTTTTCAGATGCAACTTTACGTCAAAGCGGTTGTGTGATGAGAGTAACCCATTGGACAAATCTTTTAGGTAAACCGCAATGAAAACTAGAAAACTTGGGAGGGTTGTTCACTCGGAAGGGAAGGTGAGGCTGGTAATGAATGAACCTGGTTGCTTAACTGATTTTATGGAGCAGATGGAAGACAATCAAAGGGTTTGGGTAACGATTGAGAAATACTATCGGAAGAGATCCACCGAACAAAACTCGGTACTCCACTGGTATCTGCAGGAGATTGCGGACGAGACAGGTCACGATAAGGATTGGTTGAAGGAGTTCTTCGCTAAGAAGTACCTTACAGTTGATTTGCGGCACTCTGAAACTGAAGACATCTTATGTGATCCCGAGACAGGAGAAGTGCTTACAAGGGTCCGGAGTACTACTGAGTTGAACACCGTAGAGTTTAACGAATACACGGAAAAAATAAGGATGTTCGCTAATGAATTTTTCAATATTCAGCTACCTTTACCGCAGCAGAATTCTAAACTAAAACTGAAATGACACACGTCTATCCGATCAATGATTTAAAAGAACACACGCTGGAGTCAACGTGTGAATGTGGCCCTTCGGTGATCAGAGAAGGTGAGGAGTTTATCTGCATCCACAACAGCTATGATGGACGAGAAGGCTTAGAATTAGCAAACGAATTATTAAACAACTAATCATAAACACTTAAAAACAACAACTATGGAAAAGAAGAACATTGCAAAATTGACTTACAACGTCAAAAAAGAGAGATTATCTGTAACCTACAAAAGTTTAAAGGTTGCAAAAGGTGGTAGGATATTCAGCGAGGAGCACACGCACGACTCGGATCAACCTCTGCACCGCAGCTTGGATAACATCCTGAAGGCACTTCGACCACATTTGCTTTACGCAACTGAGCTGGCTGGAGAGAATATTAAGCTTGATGAGGAGCTGGATGCTAAGAAATGGTTCAACAACTTCGAGTTTGAGGAGGAGAAGCTATTCCAGGGACTGCAGGTTACATCCGTAGAGTTTATCGGTAATGAAGCTATCGACGGTATCCGCATCAAAGGCTATCGTGAGACTCAGAACACCGATAAACCTCAACAAGTAAAGCTGGACACGTTCCCAATCATGTTTGAAGGTTTGGATAACCCTTATCCGCTTCAATTTATTGTTGAAGAGCAAGCAGACGATCTGGAGACTTGTGTTCAGAACTGGTTGAAGGGAGACACCAGTGTTGAGCAGGCACCGGCAAATCAGCATTCGGCTAAGGATATGGCTTTAGATGAAGATCGTGCGTTTTAGATTTAAAGAGTAAAGTCTATATTTGCACCATCATCGCAGCGTCCTGCTGCCTTGCCTCTTGAATTTTACTTTTTAGCCCTGGATCTGGTAAATCCGGGGCTTTTGTTTTTTTATAGATTTCTGTATCGGCTATTTTAAGCCGTTTTAAGCGACTTTAATATCAAACCCTATGTCAGTATCCAAAAAAGAAAATAAATCGGTTGTAGCCTATCAGATTGAGCGAAATAAGGTATGGGAGGAGTTGCATGGTGTGTTCTTCTGCGAGAAAGAGACAGAGCAGGGTGGAAAGATGTGTGAGGTTCAGTGCGAGAAGTGCAAGTGCCACTATACGGATATGCTTAAATAAAATTAACATTAATACTTGTTTGTTAAATAAAATTAATTACGTTTGTGCTATGGAAACAGTTACACAAGATTTTAAAAAGAAAGTAGATCAGCGTATTTCCTCTATGGGGATTAAGAAGAGCTACCTGGCATCACAGATGGGATTAGATCCTGTACGTTTTAGCCAAACAATGAAGGGAATTAGAAAAATTCAGCCGACAGAATTGTCAAAATTGAAGTCATGCCTTGGAATGAGAGACTAAAGTCTTTTTTTGGCTCCCAACAGTTTAACAAAAATTAACAACACGTAAAATTCAAGAACAATGTTACAACCAATCAAATGCGCGAGGTGCTTCCACCAGGAAAATCGCAACGTTAAAAAAAACAGGCAGTGGACCAGCTTCTGCACCAAATGTGGAAATCAAGTCCGTATCGTAAGCAAGCATGACGCTGGCTATTTGGACAAAGATGTGGAGCCGATGTTCTTCGGGCCATACAAGGGAAGGATCATATCGACTTTAACCGCTCCGGAAGAGCTGGAGTATTTGATCCACTTAACCAGGACTGCTCAGGGGCCGGACTTAATGAGGGCTGTGGAAGCTCACCTTGAAACTGTTTATTCACCACAAACCATTTAAAAATTAAGATTATGAAAATTGAAACAAAATTTAAGTTAGGACAAACAGTTTTTTTCTTGAACTCTTCAGGTATTGTCTCTGCTGAAATTACAGCTTGTAACATTTATTGTGACACTAAAGCTGTTAATAACGAAATTATTTATGGGTTTAATGGAGGTTTTGAGCCATCTTATCCGATGTCGAAAGACGAGTCTCAGCTATATTTTGTCATCACCGAAAAGAGGTGTTTTTCAACAAGGGAAGAACTTATTGCTTCGTTGTAGATATGGCAAAGTCTCCTGCATTTCAATTTTATGCTTCAGACTTTCTGACTGATACCCAGAGTTGGGATGTTAATGAAGTCGGAATTTACATAAGGTTGCTTTCTAATCAGTGGGTTAATGGCAGCTTGCCTGGAGATTTAATTAGGCTATCAAGGATAGCAGGATGCGAACATGAAATGTTTAAAAAGGCCTGGGTTATTTTGGGTTTAAAGTTTTTAAAGAATAATGATGGAAGTCTGTATAACCGAAAATTGGAGTCTGTTCGTGAAGCCAGTGATAGGTTTAAGGAAAAACAGGCTTTAAATGGTAGTAAAGGCGGAAGACCACCTAAAAACAAAAACCCAGAAGAAACCCAAATAAAACCCAAACAAAACCCAGAGCATAACCCAAACAAAAGCTCTTCTTCTTCTTCTTCTAATAGATATATAAATATATCTTTTGATGATTTCTGGAATGAGTATGATAAAAAGGTAGGTGATAAAAGTAAGATTCAGAGAAAATGGGAAAACCTAAAAGACGAGGATAGAACTAAGACAATGGAGCATTTACCTAAATACAAAATGGCACAACCGAATAAGAAGTTCCGTAAAGACCCAGAAACATATTTGAATAACAAATCTTGGAACGATGAGATTATATCAGATGACGATGTTGCAGATGTGAAACAACTAAAATTCGCAGAATTGGACGCAAGTAATTTTTAGATATGAAATTAATGGACTATACAGACAAGATCATGGAACACCATAAAAACGGTCATGCCAGAGGATCTGAACTTGGGTTTAAATGCCTAAAGGATTTGATAACGTTCAAGTCTAAACATACAACTTACATTTTGGGGTATCCTCGTGCCGGCAAAACAGAGTTTCACTTGGAGATATTGTTTAACCTAACTGAAAGCAAAGGGGAACGTCACGCATTGATGTCGCCAGAAATCGGTGGCGTGGAGGATGTAATTGCAGAGTTAATCAGTAAATACCTTAGAAAAAACTTCTTCAAGTCCTCTGCTAACTACGCAGCGTCGGAGAAGGAAATCTATTCAGCAATGGCTTTTCTGTCAGAGTACTTTTATCCCCTGGATAACGACGAAAAGGATTACGACATTGATATGTTTTACGAGGATTGTTTGAAAATTGAGAAAGACAATAAGATCAAGCTAAACACAACTTCGATTGATCCTTGGAATGATCTGGAAGAGAACCTTACTGAATACGGTGGTAGAGAGGATAAGTATCTGGCAGCTGCACTTCGTAAAGTTAGGTCAAGAGCAAAGAAGCACGATTGGCATAATTTCATCATTACACACGCCAGAGATATGCCGCCTATTGAGTTAAAAAGTACGGACGGTGGTAAGGTTGTTTGTACGCCTATCCCTACTTTACAGAGCTTCGCTGGTGGGCAGGTTTGGTCACGACGAGCTTACAACGTTATCGGTATGTGGAAACCTGAAAAGACTGCTATAAACAAGCGGACCGGTATGCCATACGCAGATAACGAGGTTATGGTTAAGGTTTTAAAATCCAAACCTAAAGGATCTGGATCACTGGGTTTTGATTATATTTTCTACGATTGGAAGACAAACCGTTATTACGAGGAGATAGATGGTAAGAAATATTACGCCTTTGAATACCTTAAAATTCCACCTCAGTTAGATTTTAGTCCTTCAGGGCTGGTAGATTTACCTTTTTAATTTATGGCAAACGATCAAGACATTTGGAGAGAAAACAAGATGACAGCCAGGGAGCTTTACTACCTTGGGTTATCTGAAATTTACCTTGCGGAAGTGGAGGACTTGCATGGTCCAATAGTGAAAATACTTCAAGCTAAGGGTGTTGTTGTCGAGATTGAAAGCGATTTGTTGAGTTTTGTCGCTAAAAACGGAGACAATGAGCGTTCCATTAAGCAGGCAGAGCGTATAGGGATTCTTAAAGAGGCTTTTAACCACATCGACAAGGTTAGCGCAGTAAATGTGGAAATGAGGGTGATTATAAGGAAAAACTCGAGAGACATCTATGCTCTTCAGCAAGAAATATCCGAACTAAAGCGAGAACTGGAGATTAAAAATAAGAGTTTGGATGACTGATCTATCGTTTTATGAGGCTGAAGTTTTTAGAAAACTTGATCTTCACTGTGAGTTGCTGAAATGGTACAATATTGAAAAGAGGCCGGATAGACAGGAATTTACAGAGGCGGTTAAGCTAAGAATAGACCTGTACAATGACTTCGAGTTCAGCGGTGACTGGAACTACATTAGACGGATAAACACAATGGAGTCCTTCACAAAGGAGGCTCAGATAGAATACTGGCATGGGGTTATGCAGAAGCACAGGGCCGAGCATCCGCTGCCGATTACAATTAAACCAGCAGACTCCCGGAAGAGGAGATAAAAAAGTCAATATGGAAACATCAAATAAAATGGAACCAAAAGCCGGTCAGACAATAGTAGTTTGGTTTTCATGTGGTGCGGCAAGTGCAGTAGCTGCTAAAATGACCATTGAAAAATATGGAGAAACGAACACCATTAGGATAGTTAATAATCCGATTAAAGAGGAACATGAAGATAATTTTAGGTTTCTTAAAGATTGCGAAAAATGGTTTGGGATACCTATTGAGTTCGCTATAAATTCAAAATACAAATCTTTCTCATGTATTGATGTATGGGATGAAGAGAACATAATGTCAAATATTCATGGTTATGCGCCATGTACTGATGAGTTAAAAAAGAAAGCTAGATATGAATGGGAAGTTAAAAACCGAGCAGATTGGACTGTATTAGGCTTTACCAAAGAAGAAAATTCAAGGTTTGAAAGGTTCCAATTAAAAGAAAGGGCTACAAGCCTATATATTCTAAAGGAAACATCAAAGGCTCAATGTTTTGAGATGGTAATGAATGCTGGAATTAAATTGCCTGAAATCTATGAAATGGGGTTTCCTAATGCTAATTGCATAGGATGCGTTAAAGCAACCTCCCCTACATACTGGAATTTAGTTAGACAAAAGTTCCCTGCCATATTCGATCAAAGAGCGAAACAAAGTAGAGAAATGGGTACAAATGGAGCTAAGCTAGTAAGAGTAAAAGGTAAAAGAATATTCTTAGATGAACTAGATCCTAAGGCAAGAGGTGGCAATCTAAAGGATTTGAATTTCGAATGCGGTATATTTTGCTCAAAATAAATAGTCCGTAATGTGGTAGTCAATACCAACTTTAAAAATAATTACCTTTGGTTAAACCTTAAAAATTAAGATCATGGCAAAAGCTAAAAAAGAAGTAACTCCTGAAGTTGCAAATGAAATCAACTTAGAGAAGACTGGTGACGAGAAACCTTCAGCGACTCAGACTATCCCTCCTGTTGTTGAAGAAGTCGAAAATCCGAAGGCATCTTCAGAGGAGGTTATCACTGGCGAGAGCGATGCAACCGAGCACGAGTTGGCGCAGGGTATGCTTCCAAAGAAGAAAAGCATGGACTTCAAAGTTGACCCGAACGAGGTTAAGGCTGTTGCTTATGCGGCAGAGGATATGGTCGCTATGTACGACAAGTTTGTAAAGAAATTCAACGGTAAGCCGGACGAAATCTTTATCAATACGGTGACGCTTGAGAAGCTTGGTTATAGAGACACTGTTTCTGCCTTGGGGCTTCACATCCGTGAAAGTTCTGTGTACAACGAAAACGAATTGGTTCTGGCTATTTCCTAATCAGTATGGATAGGTTAGCACAGCCAAATGACACACCACACCCCGATGGTTTTCAAATCAAGACCATCGAGGGTTTTGGTCCTAACAAGGATTACTGGAGGATCGCTAATAACCTTGTTCGTGGATCCCGGATATACAAAAAGCTTACTTTAAAAATTTACCGTATCTCCAGGGTTAAAAGCCAGTACCGGAAAACTCGGCTTAAATACGAAGGTCTTTATCGTGAACTGCTGAAGGAATTTAAGGCCTACGAGAAGGATGTTGATAAGGAGTACCGGAAGCAGGCGAGGGAAGTTGACAAATTAAAGAGAGAGATTTTACGGTATAAAGCGACGATTAAACGCTTAACTGAAAGAGATAAACTGAAAAACAAAATACATCGAGGAGATGTGATCAGAAACCGGGGACTTGAAGCAAAATTATCCAAGGTTCGCAGTGTAGAGGTGTTTTTAACAAGAAAACTTGAGTGGGGTAATGGAGATTACATCTACAAGAGAGCCGAGCTGATGCTTCGTTCTCTTTTTGCGTTTAGAGATGCTGAAGCTAAAGGTGAGATCACTTTCACCGAAACGGTTTACCTGGCAGTTGGCACCCAGTTGGATGCTTTCAGTAAGGAGCACATTCAAGAGCGGTTCGGACCTGATGTTGTGAAGTGGTTTGGTCGGGATACGAAGAGGTTGATTGAGAAGGGATATATCCGTAGATTTGAGCGTAAGGCGTTGTTTTATATCACCCTGGAGGGTAGAGAGAAGATAATGTCTGTAATGAGGGCGGCTTATTCTAAGTCGTTCAATCCATATTGGGAAGGGATATTTACAGATAAAAAATGATAAAAATTACTAACGAGAACTACTTGCTATCGCCTATCATTGATCATAAGTTGAAATACGACTTGGGCGGCATAGAAATCCAAATTGAGAAACAGTACGAAAATAACCTACGATTACGGAATTGCCAGCTCGGTGTTGTTGAAGCGATACCTGCAGAAAATCCTCTAAGTTTATCCTTAGGGGATATTGTGTTTGTACACCACCTTACTTTTCAAAGGGGCATTAATCGGGGGAGGGATTTTATAAAAGAACAGCACGTTATCTTCCGTGGCAAGGAACTGTACCAGTGTCCGGCTCGATCAGTGTTCTTTAAATACAATGACAAGACAATTACCCCAACTGGAGATGTTGTTATCGTACAGGGCGTTAAAATACCTGCAAAAGAACTTTACGAGGGAAGCTTGGAGTATTACCCAAATATGGCTGCAGTGGTGTTTCCAACTGAGCATTACGATGAGGGTGATATTCTGTTCGTGGAGAACCATGCGATGTATCCTATTGATCTGCCGGGTTGCAAATTCTTTAAGATTTACCGCAGCGAGATTGTGGCTCAGATTGGTGCCGGAAATGTTGTGGTTCCTGGTATGGGCAGGGTGGTGGTGTTGGATGAGGATGCGGTTGTGAGGTCTACGTTGGATTTGTCTATGGTTCCCAAAGAGCCGACTGTAAAGTCTAAGATTGTAGCCTTAGGATCAATGCATGATGAGAAAAGAAATAGGTTCTTGGATCCAAACGAATTGAAGCTGGGGCAGAGAGTGCTTCGGGCTCGTGCTTCCGGGACTTTTGTTAATGGGGTTACAGTGTTGAATATTTTAGATGGAAGTATAAAAGGGGTATTATGTTAGTAGATTCAAGTATCAGAACAGGCGATAAAAACGTAGATGATTACATAGCCTCCCTTGAAGGGGAGGTTTTGTCGTTTAGTGCTTCGAACAGCCGCAAGTTGATCCGTTCGATTGACAACATGGCTAAAAAGCTGTCTCATGACATGGATTTAATCGCTGCTGATCAGAAGAATGAAGATGATTCGGAGGTAGATCTTTCCGGTAAGCACGTGGACATCTATTTGAAGATGGTGGAGAAGGTGGATAAGATCACAAACTTCATCAAGGTTGTCGATTCCTTAGGGGAAGAGGATGCTCCTGACTTGTCTATCACCACTACTACCACGACTGAGACAGTAACGGAGAAGCTTGAAGATGTTAATTTCTTTGAGAAAATGAAGAGTAAAGTAGCTAAGAAATAATGGCAAGGGCAGGGGAAAGGCTTAAAATCGAGGTTCAAGGGATTGATTATATCACCCCACCAGTTCCTCCTTTACGGAGTATAAGGAACTACAAGACAGCAAAGGCTGATCAGGTTTGGGTGCGTGATGAGACGTATTTGCAGTGGTCATGGAATACTAAGCGGTTCGATGAGGAGAAGAATAGATTAAAGCTGTGGTGGGAAGACCCAGAGCCAGGTCAAATGGAATGGTATGAAGCGGAATTACATCGCATCCATAATGGCGACTGGATAATGATCAATGGAGAGCCGGTGTGGTTTAATAAATACTGCTACTTCTTCCATCAGTGGTTTATGCTTTTGGAACAAATCTATCCAATATTCAAAGACACGTCACTTGAGTACTTCAGATTTGTGGAGCTGTGTGAGAATGATCCGGGCGCGCTTGGAGATTGCGGTATCAAAGGTCGACGTGTGGGGCTTACATCCATGGCATCTTCTATTGATGTCTTGGTTGCAATTACAGAGAGTAATACCCTTCAAGGAATGGTGTCTAAAACAGGTACGGATGCTTATGAGATGTACTTGATGTGTAAAAACGGTATTGAGAATTTGCCTCAGTTCTTTATGCCGGAAATCAACAAAGTAACTGAGTCGGAAATCCATATTGCTAAACAGCAAAAGAAGATCAGTGCCAACAATAAAACTGTTACTGCTGACAAAGGCTTGAATAATCGTATCAACTGGCTTGACACTGCGGAAAACGCTTATGATGGTCGTAGGCTTCGTAGGGTTAAGGTGGATGAGGCAGCTAAATTTGAAAAGGTGAATGTCCAGGTGTTGATTAATAAAATCAGTGACACCCTTGTGGTAGGTTCATCAATCGGTGGTTATATGTCTGTTTTCAGTACGGTTAACAAAGGCGACAAGGGTGGTGATAACTTCCGTAAAATCTGGGATGGTTCTGACCATGTAAACGGTAAGAAGGATATGTTTGGCCGTACTCAAACGAAGTTGAAGCGTTTCTTTATAGCTGGTTTCAGGGGATTGTATGGTTACATTGACAAGTACGGTAATTCTGTTATTGACACACCTACACCGGAGCAATCGAAGTATTTGGCGAGTGTAATAGATCCCTCTACCGGTAGACCTGCCTGTTTAAATCCTAACATTGGCGCAAGACAATTCTTGGAGGAGTCTCGCAAGATGCTTGCTCACGATCCTGAGCTTTATGCGGAGCAGGTTCGTAAGTATCCATTTACTTGGGAAGAGGTGTTTAAAGGGGCGAATAATATGTGCCACTTCGACCTCGATGAGTTGAACAAGCAAATTGAATTAATTGAGGACGAACTAAGAGAAAAACAGATTAGTGAGAATGGCCGGAGAGTTACTTGGAAGGAGTCTCCTAACGGAGATGCTTACTTCGTTGATGATCCCAAGGGTATTAGCTTCCTGCTGGAGATATTGCCTCCTGAGCAGGCTAATTTACGGCAGATGGTAGGCTCTACACTGGTTCCTATGCACACTGCTTACGGAGCTGCAGGCCTCGATCCATACGCCAACTCACAAAAGACTGCGGAACTGGGGTCCGATGCGTGTTTGATGATTCATTCAAGGTACAATCCGTTATTCCCAGATACTACAGGAATGCCGGTTGCCATGATCTTAGGCCGACTACCAACAAAGGACGACTTCTACAACCAGTGCAAACTTATGCTCCGGTATTACGGTATCGCTATGCTTGCGGAGCGTGCCCCGACGGACTGGGAGGATTACTTCATTCGTCACCACTTAGCCGATCCATTGGAAGTTAAAGAGGATAGAATGGGTTATTTACACACAACCTTGCGGACAGGCAAAACAGAAGTGTATGGCGTAGCACCACAGGATGCGAACCTTCGTGAAGCTCACCTGACTTACATGAAGGAGTATGCTCGGAATAACATGCACAAGATTAAATTCCTTCGTCTTTTGAATGATATGCTGGCATTTAATCTAAAAGACAGGTTGTTGTATGATGCCTGCCTTGCTTGGGGGTATGCGCTTATCGCTTTAAGCGTGACCGTAGACGAGCCAAAGGATCCGGAGAGAGAAGAACCCATGATCCAGACGTTCGACTTATCAGCGGCCTAAAAGTGACTTGTAAATCAATTACATTTGTATAGTAAAATCCAAAAAGATGTTCGACGAGAAAATTCAATACCATAGAGGGGTGCTTCCTTCGCCTCTTGCACCAAATTCTGTTAAGCTATCCAAAGAGTTTGGCGTAAACACAGCCAGGGCGATTTACAACTCCTTCGTGGAGGGAGATCAATCATATTACCAGAAGCGTAATGCCACTTTCAAGTCGAACAGGGTTTTTGCCGCTGGTAAGCAGCCGATGGACTTATACTTGAAATTAATGAACATAGAGGAGAAATCTTCGTTTGTTAAACTTTCATACCACCCACGTCCTATTGCACCGAAGTTCAGGGATATTCTTGTGAACTCTATCATGCAGAAACTGGAGCGTGTGAAGTGCAAGGGGCTATCGCTGGAGATCAGTGAGCGAAAAGAGCAGAAGAAAAACGATGCGGCCTTCCGCATGAAGGAAAAGGATTATGTGTCGAAGTTGAACCAGGAAGCAGGGATACCTTTTGAAGCTGAGGATGACTTTACACCTTCCAGCCAGGAGGAGCTTGATTTGTGGTCGCAGCTTAACGACGAGGAGTTTGAGGAGTTGTTGATGTCTGAGGGTATCAATTTTATCTTTTTAAACAACAACTGGAACGACATTCTTAAAAAGCAGATTGCAGAGAGTTTTGTGGATACCGGTATGGCATTCGTAAAGAATAGCTTTGATCGGGGGAAGCGGATTGCCAACAAGGTTATCCGGCCAGAGCAGATGATCTACTCCAGTACAAGTTCCCTGACGTTTGATAAAGGGGCATACATTGGGCATTTGGAGCAGATGCAGGTTACGGACATTCGTATTTTATTCCCGGATATTTCAGAAGCGAAATTACACGCTATGTGTAAGCGGCACATGAATGACTTTGGAAATCCAGGTTATCTTGGAGATTGGAATAACACTTACGATTACGCACACCTAAGGCCTTATGACGGATTTGTTCTTGAGGTGATGTTCTACGAGTACAAGGCCACAAAATATATCACAGCGGTTGAAAGCTATGACCGGAACAATAAAAAGATCATTGAGTATGTAAAAGATACCTGGGGAGCTAACAGCGAGGTTGCTGCTGACAAGAAGGTTGTAAAGACGGCTATCCCTGCAATCTACGCAGGAGCTTGGATCGTGGGTTCTGACGATGTTTTGAAGTGGGGGGAACAAGATGATCAGCTACGGGATAACGAGAACGTAGAGGACCTTTCCTTCTCCTACGATGGGTATATGCTCAACAACGACGGTAGCATGATCCCTACCTGCCCTATTATGGGTATGAAATCATCAATTATTCAGATGGACCTGGCGGTGCTTAAAATTCAACACCACATGGCGACTGTTGCTCCGGATGGGGATTTTATTGATGTTGATGCTGCGTCTGATATTGACTTGGGTGCAGGAGTCGGTAAGGTCGGCCCACTTGTATTGCTTAAAATCAAGCAGCAAACAGGTAACAGGTACTACTCCAGTCGGGGTATGAAGGGAGATCGTCGAAATCCACCGATTGAACAAGCATTAAACCAAATGGGGGATAAAATTTCCCAATTCATAATGGTATATAATTTTGAGCTTGGGTGTCTGAAGGATTATATCGGGTTCAATGACGCTACTGATGGATCGGGTATTAATCCTCGTATGGGGGCCCAGGTAATGAACAATCAGATACAGGCCTCAAATACTGCCACAGCTCACATCTACGGAGGTTATATCTATTTGTTTGGTAGAGTTGCCAGAGGGAATGGAATAAGGCTCTGGGATACGTTAAAAGAGGCTGATCCGAACGCTATGTACATGAGGATACTCGGACGTAAGAACGTTGACTTTATCCGTAAGCGCAAGGATTTGACTGCAAGCAACTACGATGTGAATGTTTCGATTGATATGTCTGACTCGGACAGACAATTCCTTGAGCAAAATATCAGTGTTTCTCTTCAGGCTGGTTTGATAAAGCTGGAGGATGCTGTGTTTGTTCGCAAGCTGACCAATCTTGACCTTGCAGCCAGGTATCTTACCTTCATTCAGAAGAAAAGGGAGAAAGAGGCTCACGAGCGTGAGATTGAGATGCAGAACAATGCACAGGAGAACCAGGGCCGGATCGTTGCTCAACAACAGCAGCAGCAGATGGAGATGAAAGCGGCTCAAGAGGAGGCTTCAATGAAGCAATTCCAAGAGAAATCAGCATTGGAACAATTTACTCAAGTTCAGAAGGGTATCTTTGATGCGTTGTTGAAGTCAATGGACCCTAACTCAAAAGCTATTCCGGCTTATATTCAGACATTGATTGATAAGCAGGTTCAGGATGATCTGGCCAGGGAAGAGCAGGAAGCACTCGCTGCAGAACAAGAGGCCGCTATGCAGGCTGAACAAGAAGAAATGGAGGGACAGGCGGTGCCTGTTTAATATTTATAAATTAAAATTCAAATTATGAGCGTACAAGAGAAAGAACTGGACCCTATGTTGGCTGCAACATACGGTGATGATTACCAAACAACTGGGATTGACCCTATCGAGCCTGAAGATGGGTTGGATCCAGATGATGATGATTTAGAACCTGAGGAACCGATTGTGGATGATGTTCCACCTGTCGATCCGGAAGCGGAACCTGCGATAGACCCGGAAGAAGATGATTTACCACCTGCAGCTGAGACTCCTGCTGAGCCGGAAGTTCCTGCTGAACCTGAGACACCGGAAGAGCCAGTAACACCTGCTACGCCTGCTCCAGTTGTTCCTACATTAACCAATGAAGCTCGTGCGTTGATCGAGAAGCTGAATGCTGGTGACGATAAGGAATTGTACGAGATGCTTAAAAAGAAGCATGGCTTTGCAGAAATGGGACCTGAGGATAAAATGGTGAATTATTTGGTCGCTACACGTCCCGAACTTGATGCGAACGACATCCATTTCCTTCTTGCTTCTGACTATGGTGTTGGTGCTACAGAGATCGATGAATATGATTTGACTCCGGAGATGCAGGCTTCACTGAACAGACAAAAGTTGGCGAGAAAGACCTTGTTGCGCCAAGCGGAGACTTTTTTTGAAGAGCAAGCGTCATCAGTAAAATTTCCGGAAGTGCCTGCGTTAACTGATGTTGATCCGGAATATAAGGCCTATTTGGAGTTTAAAGAAAAAGAATTAGCTTTACAACCACAAAGAGAAGCAGAAACTGCAAGACTGAAAGAGGTTGAGCAGACAACTCTTAAACAAGTAAATACGACTGCTACTGAAATTGATAAATTTTCCGTTGATGTTTCACTGGAATTAGACAAGGGCAAGTTCGACCTGTCTACCGACTTTAAACTCAGCGACAAGATGAAGAAGCAATTAGCTGACTACACGGTTGAATACACGCCTACTCAGGCAGAAATTCAACAGCACACCAAAGATGGCGAGTTTGACATGAAGGGGTACATGACACAGTTAGCGCAAAGATTGTTTTCACCGCAAATTCAGAAAGCACTTATTAAACAGGCCATTGTAAAAGACCGGGAACAGTTCATTTCGACTGAGCTTAAAAACTCTTCATTTGGAAGAGGAGAACGAGCCCAAGCAGATGTGGAAGTTGATCCAACGGTAAGAGCAATGGGATTATAAACCCCAAAAACACATTTAAAAGATCATGGCAGTTAAAACTCCAAGCCACGTAGCGGTTAATCCGTACGCAAATAGGCAAATCCTGACCGACTTAGGCCTTTTGAACCCTAAGTCTTACGACAAGTTCACTCAGTTGTACCCTGACTTGGTTCGCAAGAACTATATCGTAACTCGTGAAGCACAAAACGCTCGTAACGGTGGTACAATCGGTGAATACACAAGAAACAAAGAATTCTGGCAATGGCAACAAAAAGGCAAGGACGTTCCTTCCTTCAAGGTTACTGCGAATGCAACTGGTGCTTCTGCCGGTGCTAACGTGACTGTAACGGTTGCTGCTGCTTATCACCAAGCTAACGCTGCAGGTGCAGGTCAATACTCTCCCCCAGCTGCTGGTCACTACTACTACAATGACTCGAACGGTCAAGTGTTCCAAGTAGTTTCTAAAAACGAAGCTACTCCAGGTGCACACACTGTTGTCCTTCGCCCGACTGAGGCTTCTGTGATTGCCGACATCAAGGCTACTGACATCTTGATCTTCGACGTAACTGTTGTTGGTGAGGCTTCTGGTTCCCAAGAAGGTATCTACCGTGTTGACGAGAAGGTTCGTAACTGGTGTGCAACTATCAAAACCACTAAGAAGTTCTCTGACTGGAACTTGTTTGAAGAGGTTGATATGCCTGGCCCGATGAGCTCTTGGAAATGGAGACAAATGAAGGACGAAGTTGATTTATTCACTTATCAGCAAGAGCGTCTTTTGATGTTCGGTAGACCATTCACTAACATTGCTGGTGTAGAGAATATGCACACAGGCCTTATCCCAAGTGTAATTGCGAACGGACAAAAGGACACTGCATCTACTGAGGTGAACGATGCGTTCTTCGAGAACATCTCTCGTTTGACAGATGCTGAAGGTACTGCTGATACCTATGACTTCTTGATGCACAAAGAGCTTCGTATGAAAGCGGAGAACTTTATTGCTGGCAAATACACCAATGGTGCTATTGTTTACAAGAGACAAGGTGATGCGTATGAGGGTGATGGTATGGTGATCAACCGTAACTTCGCTGGTTATCAAATTCACGGTATCAACGTGAACTTCATGACTTACGACCACTTCAGCACAGCTAACATGGTTGGAGCTCCAGTTAACACTGGTCTTTACAAAAATGCTGGTTTGCTTATCCCTCGTGGAAACGGTGTTGATCCAGGTAACGGTCAAGTGAAGTCTCGCTTCAATATCAGATGGCAAGGAATTAGTGAGTCTGGTCCGGCAATCCGTGTACGTTCTACCGGTGGTTTGGCTCCGACTCCTACTGATGACACTGAAAAGCTGGTTATTTCACACGTTGCAACAAAAGGTTTGCAGACGTTTGGCTTAAATGGTTACATTTGGATCCAGTTAGCTGCGTAGAATAAAAAACTCAATTTGAGGGCTGGCATGGTGTCAGCCCTTTTTTAATTTAACAAGGTTATGGAAGAACAAGCAGTAGTCGAAGAGAAAAAACTTACAGGTCTTGCAGCTTTTCACGAGAAGCAAAGACTGGAAAAAGAACAAAAGAAACTTGAAGCTGAACAGCGGCAAGGGATTAAAATTGAAAAAGAAGCAATTCAGCTTGAGGGCAGTGTTCCTGCTGTCTCCGAGGAGATTCCGGCTTCAAAGGGATTTAAGGTAGATCCAACTAAAACCTATCACTTTGTATCTTGCGTGAAGTCAAGCACAGCTCGCAATGAGATGATCGGTAATACTTCAACGATCTTCGATCCGGTTCTTAATAGAACTCGTAAGATTATGTACATCCCTTTTGCTGATACGATTTACGTGGATGAAATGGGAGATAGGTACAACGGCATTCAGCCAGCGGTTATCAGCATTTACAACAATCATTTGGATGTTCCTGGTACTGATGCTCGGTTGGTGGAATATCTACTGGCTCACGATCAGTATGAGGGGAATAAGAACCGTTTATCTCGATTACCGGCCCTATTCACTTTGCTTAATAAAGAGGACGTTGAAACGGGTAAGGAAGCTTTCTTCTCTGCGGAGTTAAGGGCTATGAATATCATCAATGACACGGATATTAAGGATTTGCTGCCGGTGGCTCGTGTGGTGTTTAACATCATCGAGACAGATGCATTGAGTGTTAAAAACAGACTGAGAGAGTTTGGCAAAAAGGATCCATCCAAAATTATCACGAACATTGACAATCCTCGTGTAACCAGGGGTTATCTTATTCAGGCTGCGTTAGATCATGGTGTGCTTGAGGTTTTACCTGAGAAGAACAGTTTGGTTTGGGGCGGTACAGGGGTGTTTGTAACTGAGCTGCGTGCTGTGCGTGACGCTGAGGCTACTCTACGGGAGATCACGGATTTCACCTTCACTAAAAAAGGTGGTGAGATATATGATATTCTCAGATTGAAAGTAAAAATTTAGTCTCTTCGTTACCCTCCATAGTTGGTGCGGGCTCCTTAGTTGGGGTCCGCATTTTTTGTTTGTATATAGGTATCTTTGGGTATGATCTCAGTAAAAGAAATTTACGACACCGTTCAGTCTCTTGCGCTCAAGCAAGGCCATGGGACAATAGCTATATCGGAGTTTGACAGGTTCGCTTCAATAGCTTCTAAGAGTTTATACAACCAAAAGATGGGGTTTGATTCTGATGACTACAAACTAGGGAAAGTCCTTGCTAAGAGCGGCCCTGGAATGAATAAGGAAATCGACAAGTCATTATCTGTGTACCTGCAGCCCGATGTGGAGATTAACCTGGCTAACGGAGAAGGACCATGGCCGGAGAGTTTGGGGTTCGTGGATTTAATTACTACTCCGGAAGGTGTGGAGGTTACTTGGAAACCAAAGCATTTGATCCCGAGTTACATTAAAAGCACGATTGATCCTCCAACTGCAGACAATCCTATATACACAGATCGTGGGACTGGGGTTAAGGTTTACCCTGATTTACCTAAGGTGCTTGTGACGTACTATAAGATACCTACCGATGTCAAGTATGGCTACACCATTAATGAGTCTGGCAGGGCTGCTTATAGTGCCTCTGCTTCGGTTAACTTCGAGTGGCCGGAAGGTAACAGGATGGAATTGATTACTCGGATATTGAGTCTTATTGGTATCAGCATTCGGGATACTGAGCTGTTCCAAATTTCAGAGGCTCAGAAAAACACATTAGCTTAATCATAATCAGATGTTAAAGAAAAGGCGACAAATAGTAGAGGAGATCCGCACGGAAGCGTATGGCGGCATGCCTCCTGTAGATGCGAAATTCAGCGAGAACTTTGTTCTGTTGCGCTTCAATAGTAAGTTGGCGGCTAAGGCGAGGATAAACGCATTTGAACTGACAAACCTGGAGGGGATAACGTATGCGGATGATATGTTTTACGTCCGGTTTAAAGACCTTGAGGTTAAAGATGATTCAGACACCGGGTACAAGTTCGTGATTATTCCAGCGCAGCCTATAGGCTTACCACGTCAACGAGCTTTCACTTTGAGCTTACCAAAGAAAGGTCAGATTGGTGGTCGTGATTCTTCATTGTTTAAGATGATTGGCCGACATGAGGTAGATCGGATGAATTCGTTACCTGGGATGAACAAGGTCTACTGTTATGTTGAGGATGGGAAGATTTTCATGAAGCTCCCTAAGCGCATGAGAGGCCTTGATTTTGATAAGGTGAGTTTGTCTATCGCTACGGCTGATGGAGGGCTTGACAGCGACTTAAATGCACCTGCTGAGATGGTAGAGATTATATCTCGGGAACTCGTAAAAGAGTTGCGTGATGGTATCTTGGGAATGCCTCAGGATTTAAAAAATGACGGAATTGAAAGCTTAGAACCGAAAGCGTAATGGAAAATGAAAATGTAATAAAACTGGACGAGGTTGTAAATTTCTACCTCGATGCCTGGGAGTTGCCCGACGGACAGTACAGGCGTATTTCAGGTTTTGGTATCCGTGCTTTGCGAATTATCCATGAGCATGCTACCGCAGCTATTGTGATGGAGAAAATTGATGTGGAGCGTAATAGAACTGCCAGTTTCCCTAAGGGATGTTTGAATTTGTTGAGTGTCAGGGTTGGGAGTCCTTCGGGACCTGCTCTTGTGTTGGATAACGAACTTGGATTAAGGGAGGAGGACTGCGATCGTGAGAGAGATCATGTTGTTAGCTGTAATTTTTACGATCAAAGAAGAAAGTACCGTCTGAATAGTAGTGAGAGAACCATAACCTTCCACAGTAGTTTTGCTGCCAAGGGTGTTTATGTTGAATACATCCCACTTTTAAAGAATGACGGAGAGTATGTCGTAGATCCGTCGTTTGTAGAGGCTATACTGGCGTTTATGGGTTGGCAGGATAAGCGCAGGACAGCATCTGACAGAGCTAAAAGTGAGGATGAGTGGTGGAACTGGTTGCGTATCGGCAGAAGGGCTAAGCAGCCGATCATCATTGAGCAAATTTTTGAGGACTACAAAAGGAACTTTAACATACTCACATCGTAATGGCAAATATCATAACAGACGCAAAAGAGTTTGCAGGAGGTGGCTGGGATACAGAGACTGCGCTGGATAAAGTTGCTCCCCAGGATTTTGTTGGTGGTTTGAATATTCGGACTACCGGTTCGGATCGGCAGGAGCGTGGGAACGTAACTGATATTGAGTCAACGGAACTGATTATCTCTCCTCGGGGCGAAGGTGTTTATACGACGGTATGCTCAAGATTCTTTAAAAAAGTTGATAGGTCTTATGCTTTGGTTCATCACGATGGTGGCAAGCATTTGATTGTTGAGTTTAATAGGTTGACTCAGGAGGAGGTTGTTCTGTATGAGGATAAAAATGACAGCGGTGGAGTCCAGTTGATCCCCTTGAGCCTTGAAAAAAGGGTGTCCGATATAAAGCTTGTCCATGACAAGTTTTTGGTGTTTACAGACGGTTTGAGTTCGATTAAGTGTGTGAATATTGATAAACTCAGGAATAAAACTGGCGTACTCACTGAGGAGTCTTTCAGTTTGATTAAAGCACCTCCACTTTCTGGGCCCTTCGTGTTTTACAATGATGATTCCAGTAGGGGTTCAAATCTGTTGCAGAAGAAACTATTCCAGTTCATCTCCCAGTACGAGTATAATGATTATATGCCAAGCGTTTGGAGTTCTACTTCGAATAGGCCGGTGCCGGATAGTGAGTTGGCTCCTGGTTCATCGACTGATGTAACGAAAAACAACAACCTTGTGGTTTTTGTGGATGCCGGTTCTGCTGATGTTCAGAAAGTAAATGTTGCTGCCAGGGATGGAATTTACGACTGGTATCTTGTGAGGTCTGTTGATCGGTCTTACATCACCTCTTTACCGAATTATGGTATTGATGTTTCGAATGGGGTTATGGAAGCTTATGATCCGGAAACGAATAAATACTCTTTTGCTTTTTATAACGATGGCGAGTATCAGTCATTGGATCAATTGGAGGTAGATTCTTACTACGACAGGGTTCCTGAGACTGCAGAGACTTTAGAGATTGTAAATGGTAATATCTTGGCTTTGGGTGGCCTTAGAGAAGGGAAAGTCCGTCCGGATACGAAGGTTAAGTTTGAGGTTACTTACTACAAGCCTAATGTGAATACGGTGCCTGTTGATCAGTCCAATGCATTGAAGGTCGCTGATTCTCGTATTAACGAATATGTGAATGGGATTCGGGTTAAACAGGAGATTACGCTGACTGGTCAACCAAAGATCGGTGATGTGATTACTGTTATGACCTATAACAACAAAAATCCTCAGGAGCGGTCGGAGTACACTTATACTGCAGTTTTGGCTGATCAGAATAATCTTTACGGATTTATAGACAATTTGGTTTCTAAACTGGGGCTTCAGGGGGAGCGTGTGGGGAACAAGCTTTTCATAATCCTCAGAGAGTACCATGCTATGCAATCTTTCATCATCACCTTGGCTAATACTGTTTCCGGACCTTCAAAATCGATCAGATCAATGAAGACCAATAGCAGCTATCAGTTTGCGTTAAGGTATCGCGATAAGTATGGCCGGTTCTTCCCTTTGATTACCGGTAGGGACTTCGTGATCAATACTCGAAGCCTGGCTCAAAGCAATGGGTTGCTGCCGGAGGTCACTTGGACTCTTCAGAGTGAGAATGCTCCTGAGGGTGCTGCAGATTATCAAATTATGATTTCAGAGAATAGTACTCACCAAGAGATCATTTACGCTAATGGAAAGCTGTCTCAGACCGCTGCGGATTATTACGAGCTGGATATTACTCCTTTGTATGACTTCAATCGACGGAACCCGAGTTCTGTACTGACTTATGAGTACGTGGAAGGGGATAGGGTTACTTTTGTCCAGTACTCAATGAATGTTCTTCCTAATCAGTATTTGTTCTTCAATGACGAGTTGGTAGATCTGCAGGTGTTGGGTTTTGAAATTAAAGTGACAGAGGTTGAGGGCCAGCCTAAAAAGACTCAGTACATCCTTAGGGTTTCTAAAACCAGTCGCTTGGATAGCAAGCTATTCGATTTGTCGAATATATTGGTAGAGATATACCGGCCAAAGAAACGAGCGGATAAGACATCTCCAACTGATAATTTGTGGTTTGAGTTTGGCGAACGGTACACTATTGCTGATGGTAAGCATGAAACTATGACCGGTCTTATTCGTGAGGCAGATACTTTTTACAAGACAAGAAGCTATGCTTTGGCCACTGATCTGAATGTTCTCCAGCAGTATCTCGTTGAGGACTTCAATTTTAGTGATCATTATCCTTCGAGGTTTACTTCTTATGGTAGGGGTGGGTATTATGATGACGAGCCCGGATTAGTAGACAGGGGGGCTTATTTCCGTTATTCTGATCCATCCATACCAGGTGCGAAATATATGGGCTTAAATCGCTTCTATGCTGAGCGTCTGTATGGCGAAGGCCCTGGGGAAACTTCATCCAGTTATGGAACGATTATGAAGATGCGTATGAGGGATAGCTTCCTTGTTGTCGTGCAGCAGACTCGTGTATGCCATGTGCCGGTTAACCTGTCAATCCTTTCTGATCAGGCCGGAAATCAGAATGTTTCGGTTTCAGACAGACTCTTCAATAAGGCTGTGTATATCGCCAGCGGAAATCGTGGAATAGGATCCTTGAAGGAGTCTTATGCGGAGAGCGAGAACGGAACGATTTACTTTGTGGATGCTTCAACCTATCTGCCGGTCCGTGATGGTTATGATGGGGTAAAGGTTTTGTCTGTTAAGATTGAAAGAGCTTTGCAGGACTTCATTAAAAGCGTTGTCCTTTCGGGAGGTAAAATCATTGGTGCTTTCGATGACACGCATCATGAGTTCTTGCTTACTGCTTTGTTTCCGGACGGTGTTGCTGATGTTACTTGGGTTTGGGGTGAGGATGATAACCGATGGGGGGCCCCAAGGTCTATCACTCCGGAAAGTGGGTTCTCTGCAGGGGATAATTTTTACTCTTACAAAAGCGGCAAACTTTGGAAGCATGATTTGGATATTGTTCCAAGGAATAACTTCTACGGTAGCCAGTACGTTTCTGAGATAGAGTTTGTGGCTAATGGGAGTCGGGGTGTTCTAAAGACATTCAGGTCGCTGAGTTACGAAGCTAGTGATTTGATGGTAACTCCAGTCGATGGTATTCAAACATCCACCGGCCAGTTGTCTGAGTTGTCGGGATCAGAGTTTTTGACAGACACTTTGGATGATGGCACTAATCAAGTTTATATCTACCAGCAGGAGGGGGTTTATTCCGCAGGGTTCCTGTTTGACAAGGCTGCAGGATTGCTGAGTGGAGTGCCATTGAAGGGTTCGTACATTAAAATTCGATTACGTTCAGTAAACGCTGGTAAACTTGTGTTGCGGAATGTTGTAGTTAAGAGCATTCCAAGCTTCATTGGAACGAGGTAGTAATTAAAGTATCTTTACACTAATTATAGGAGGAAATATTATGGCGTTAGGTATCGCATTGGCTGGGATTGGTGCATTAGCCAAGGGGCTTACGGGGGTGGCACAGGGCATTAAAGCAAACAGAATAGATAGGAATAATGCTCGGCCTACCCAGGTTGTGCAGAATGAGTATTACCAGAACTTAGCTCAAGCTGAAATGATGGCTCAGCAAGGCTTACCTGCGGCTGAATATAATCTTGTTCAGCAGGGGATCAATAGAAATCAGTCTGGTGTTTTAAGAACACTGGGGAGGAGTGCTAATCCTGGTGCCGGTTTGGCCGCTGTTCTTCGGGCAAGTAACGATGCAAATCTTAGATTGAATGCTCAAAGTGGTGCTGTTCGTCAGCAAAATCAAAGAGGTGTTATGCAGCAGCGGCAGATCATGGCAGGTCAAAAGCAGGAAGCGTTTGATTGGAATGAGAAATCTCAGTATTTGGCTAAGGCGGCACAGGCGCAAGCATTGCGTGGTGCAGGAGCTCAGAACTTAATGGGTGCTTTTGGTGATGCATCTCAGATTGGCATGATGGCCGAAGCTCAAGAAAATGGTGGTGGTCAAACAGGATTCCCTATGTTGGGTACTGTTTCCCCTGCTGGGCCTCTCCGTTATGATTATAGGGGAGGTGGTTTATTTAATGCAATGAACCTGTATGGCACATCAAATAACGGTACTGGAGGCCGTAGGGTTTAATTATGGCTATAGATAGAACCGAAGCTGCCCTGTACGGCAAAGGCCAAGGAGGGGCATTCGTATGGGGAGAGAACACGGCCCTTAAAGGCTTAAAAGAATTTCAGAAGCAGGATCAGCTTCGTCGAATGAAGGAGGACGCTGAGATTCAGGAGTCCATGTCTAAGATTTCAACTGATGGGGCTCGTACTCAGGATTTACCTGAAATCCTAACTCGATATCAAGGAGTTAAACAGACCTTCGCTAAGCTAAAAGGCACTACCAATCCTCAGGAAAGGATAAAACTACAAACGGAGTATAATGAGAAGAAAATGGAAGTTAGTAGAGCTGTAGAAGCTTCCAAGACTTATGCTGCTACTTTGGTTGAGGCTGGAAAATTGAGATTAACGAGGCCCGACGATCTCTCTGACACCTATGCGAAAGATTTTGCTGAGGTATCAGGATTGAGTGTTTTTGACCCAAAGACACCTGAGCGTGTCAATGCTTTTATGGCTACAGCTGTTGCTCCTAAATTTGATCACATGGGTTACTCTAAGAAAATATTAGATAGGTCAGTAGAACAGATACAAGGCAAGGAAACTACGGTAAGAAGCGGATCGCTTACTCGGTTGCAACGAGAAGAAGGGGAGGCTTTAAACTTAGACAATGTTTTAAATAATTCAATCAATGCGTACACTAATGATCGTGATTTTAAGCGGTATGTTGATAGGACTTACAAAGGCCAAGAGCCTGAGGATGCGCTTAAAACTTACGCTTCGGAGTTGTACACAGCGAACAAGGATGCTTACAATAAAGTGAAGGTTAAAGATGTCGCAAGCCAGTGGGATCAGAGAGCACCTATCACTTCAGAGTATCAGCGTTGGCAGATGAGCAGGCCTCGTGAGGGTGAAAAACTTACTCAAGGAGAGCAACAAATTTCTGATCGTCAGCAGTGGATTGAAGATATGTGGAATAAAGTGCCAGGATCTGGAGAAAGATTGAAAAATATTGTTGCAGGTGTCGGGGGATATGATGGGGATGTTAAAATCAGGGTTAACGGAGATAAGATCAGAATTGGTGTCCCGGATAAGAGAGAGACAAGTGTTGATCAAGATGGGACGGTGAAAGTCAAAGTTGTTCCGGGTAGAGAGGTTGAGTTCAGTAGGAACGATCCTAATCAAAAACATAAGTTAAATGCTTTGCTGAATGACTTAACTGATGAGAAAGTAACTCCGAGTAAGTTTAACAGTTCGCCCAAGGGAAGATCTACCGCTTCTGCACCATCCGGAAAGTCTTCGGCAAAAGAAGTACCTTTATCGAAAGTAAAATCTTTGGTTGGTAAGCCTGGATATGAGGGCTACACAGAGAAGGAATTGGTTGATTATTACAAAAAACAAGGTTATAAAATCAAATAACAATGGAAGACGAATTATTACCACCACCACCGAGGAAAAAACAAGTTTCAGGAGATGATGGCTTACCGCTGCCACCTCCAAAAAAAAAAGGCGGTATCCGCTACTGCTGGCATAAATTCCAAAACTGGCTCAAGCTTAGAGTTTAATACGCCATTTGAAGATCCTACGCCATTAAAAGTCGTGCCTGCTTCGATCCCTATGCCTCCCAAGGAAAAGCCTCGAGTGAAACTGTCTTTTGGACTTACCACTGATACTAAGTCCCCTGATTTGAAGAACAATGGGGGGTTTGCTCAAGATATAGAGGCACACATTCTTGGAGACCGATCAACAAGTATATCACGGACTCTTTACGGTGCAGCCAAAGCTTACGATCAAGCCCAAGGGAAAGGTGCTTACTCAAACATTCAGCAGAAATCAATTAATAAAAAGCAAGACGAACTCCGGGATTCTACAGAACCTCAGGCTTATGATGGTGCGGGTATGAATGTCGCAAAGGGGTTGAATATTGCTTATGAGGGGTTGCTAAAAACACCTCGCTTCCTTTATGGCTTAACCGCAGCTCCTCAGAATTTCTTGGCAGATCAACTTGATATTCCTGCCCTCGCGACCACTTACGACGACTTCCTTTCTAAGACGAATACCACACTTGGATTTTCTCCATTGACCCAAATAGATCAGTTGGCTGATTATTATGCAGGCAATGCTGGGGAATTTGATAAGCGGACCAGGAAGTACGATGATAATATCGTGATGAGTATTGGGAAAGGTAACTGGTCAGCAGCTGGGAGCCAAATTATTGATCAGATTGCGGAGTCCGCTCCGTCCATTGCTGTAATGGCTATGACTTCCGGTGCCGGAAATGCAGCAAAGCTTGGTGAGGTAAGCAAAACTTTAGCTAGTGCGCTGCCTTTTATGTCTCAGAAGAATGCAGAACTTCAAAGGGACACTACTGTTCCTGAATGGAAGAAACCACTTGTGTCTGTTTTTAATGGTTTATCTGAGGTTATGATAGATCAGAAGTATGGCACTCAGGCCGCGATACAGGGCGTAGTTGACAAGTTTATGGCTGATGGTGCTGAGGTGGCTTTGGATGCCGGAGCCAAAATGGTTAAGGGGTATCTGCAGAAAGCTTTATCTGGTGCGAAGGTTATCCAGCCTTTTATTGAAGGTGCTGCTGAAGAAGCTGCTACTCAGTTCGCGCAGAATATGCTTGACAAATATGCTTTGGGGAAAGACATTGATCTTATGGACGGTGTTGCTGATGCCGCTATTGTTGGTGGTGTTATGACTGGGGGAATTACTACTGCCGGAAATATCATCATGCCAAAGAATAAAAAATCAGTTACTGATCTGCATGCCCAGCAAGAGGCTTTGCTTAATGAATTGGATAATCCGGACTTGGCCCCTGAAAGTAAAGAAGCTATTGCTGAGATGCTTGAGCAAAATCATGCTGAAATCGAGACTGTAACTTCTCAGGACCTAAAGGATTATAATTCCTTGTCAGATACTCAAAAATCCCAGCTTGAAACAATGGTTAGTGGCCGATCTGTGGCTGAGACTATTGTTAATGATCCTACGGCTTCTCAGGCTGTAAAGGATGCGGCTCAGAAGAAAATTGACGCTATCGACAAAGGGATTGATGCGATCAAACCTGAGGAAAAGGAGACAAAGAAAGCAGTTCCTGTTCCGGCTGCAGTAGCTGAAGTGGAGGCTGTATCTGTGGAGCCGCCTATGAATGATGCTCCTATTTCTGAATCTTTGCAAGGAGGCGTGTTCTATATGAACGGTGATCGCGGTGTGGTCGCCCTGGATGGCCAAACTGTAGTGTTCGAAACCAATGATAAGATAGTGGAGCTTGGGAATATCGAGGAGCTTTCTGAAAGCCGCTTGAGTGAATTTGGTATTGAGATGGAGCAGCAGCTGGATCTTAATATCAGTGACGACATGGCCACTGTTTCTATTGATGGGGAGACTTATACCAATCCAAATGAAAACTTTACTGATGCCCTGAATTATGATACCAAGGGTGGGGTGATCAGTGTTACGCTGCTTAATGAAAAAGGTCAGCGGAGAACTCTTCGCGGTGAAAAAGGTCAACAAATAGCTCACGAGTACATACTTAAACAATTTGAAAATGAAGCAAACGACACAGACATTGCCAGCGCAATCAAACAGGCAGACACAATTATCAGAACTGAAATTGAAACTGAGCCAGTTGACACCGAAACAGCGGATCAAGGTATTGAGTTCGAACCAGAAGCAGCAGGAGAAACAGTAAGGCCTGAGGTGCCTAAGGTTAAGCCACGCATTCCGGTAGAAGCTAAGCCAGGTAAATTGAGCACCCGGATAAAGGACATCGTTAAGAATGCTCCGTCAAGCGCACAAGAGTCTATTTCGCATTTCTTCCTCAAGGGCGGTAAGGTGAGTACTGATGATTTTATAGCTGGGACCGGCTTCGGCTTTCTCAAGGTGGATCGTAATGGCCGCAAGGTAAAGCTTAACCCTGCTGAGACAGCTCAATACCTGGCTAATGGTAAGTTGGTCACAGGAGAGCGAGTTATCATGTCTGAGGAGCTTAGAATGGCTAAACTGAGAGGACTTGTTGCCGACAAGAGTAAGGGTGGGCTGGCCGCTGATGATATTGCTAAAAACAGAATAGATCGGTTCGGCCAGGATGAGCTTTCTATGGTTCAGGAGTTGGTTAATTCTGCTGCCATGAGTAGAGAGGATTTGGTGTCTCAAGCTGAAAAGAATGCTGAAGCTGCTGAGTTGTTTGGTTATAGTCCGGCAGAGCTTGCCGCCATGGAAGCTGAACAATACAATGAGTTCATAGAGTTTATGAATGCCTTGTCGGATGAGGAGATTGAGGGGTTGTCGGAGGGGATAAGGAATGAGGTTCTTCAGAAGGCTAATGAACGCTTAAATCGCAAGCCTCCTGAGCAGTTATTCACACCTGTAGAGATTAGAATGGCAAACGAATTAATTGATAAGCATACGGATAAAGATGGTAACTTAGATTTCGATGCTTTAGAGGCTGATTATTACCAAAACATACATGGCCGTGGAGGGTTTGAGTTTGTTGGTGCCGAGCCTGTGTTTAAACAAATTTTAGAAAACGGATATGAAAACTTTAACGAAAGAACAAAAAACAAAAAACCTGCTTCAAGTGCTAACAGCGAAAGCAATAGCCAAAATGACTCCGGGGCAGTTGAAGAAGCTAAACCAAAGCCAGCAGAAGTAAAGCCTGTTTCTGAGGGAAAAAAGTCAAGCGGAGGGTTTGACACTTGGACAGATAGTGATCTTGAAAATGAATGGAATGATTTAGAAACAGATAGAAGTCCTGAAGGTAAGAAGCGATTCAAGCAGGTTGAGGATGAGCTAATCAGGCGGGAAAGAAGCAGCATATTTGATGTAGATGTTGATGATATACCTTCTGTGCTCCGTGCGATGGATAAAAAAAGGAAATCAGGAACTGACACTTTTATGGAGGTTAGTGAGGGGCGTAGGGTATTGGGTGTTTCTGAAAGATATTCCTCAACTGAAAGATCAAAAAGGACCAATTCCGAGTTAATCAAGGACTTTATTAAAGGGCTCAGGGGATCTCCTGAAAGTGATTATGCTGATGGACTATTATTCAGAGAGGCGGCAAAAGAATTTATTAGCCGCGGAGGAACCACAAGTGAGTTAATCCAAGAAGCGAAAGGTGTTTATAAAGATTTCAGTGATGCAGAAGCAGCTCAAACAGTTGCAGGAATGCTTAAAAGGATTTTTGGAGACACAAAGGCTTCTCCAGTAGAAACTAATTCTTCTAGGATATTAGACAATAATAAAGCTCCTGTCTCTGAGGCAATGGCTGAACCTTCTAAAAAGGAAGGGTTGCTCCGTTCTGTACAGGAGAAGCTTAAATTAAGTGAAGAGGAAGTTGCCAGGAAGAAAGCATTGGCAAGCAAATTCAGAACCTTCAATGATGCTTCTCGTATGGCGACTTTGGTCTTTGATCCGGAGTTCCGTGAATATGCTGGGTTGGTGTTTAAAGATGCGCTTGGAGATTTTGCTGGGTTCTCTGCTGAGATTGTTGATAACGTAGGTGAAGGCATTAGGGGTTATCTTCCTCAGTTGTACCAAGAGTTAGGCGGCAAAGATAATGTAGGTGCATCTCCTGTTACTGAGGCTGTAGAGCCCGTAAAAGCAAGCACTTCTTTTACTGTACTAGCCCACAAGAACGTTAGCAGTGAGGAGATTTCTGACACACTGAACAATATTGAGCGAGAAACTGGAAGAGAGCTAACAGACGAAGAAAAGCAGTATAAGGTAACTAAGAGAATGGATGCCGCACGACATGGTGCTGATGTGGTACAGAAGGCTCGTGAGGAGTTTGGTGACGACGATTACGCTATGAAACTTCTGGATTACATTAAAACTAATCCTACTGTTTCGGTCGAGAATAGGTCGCTAATCATAATTAGTCTAGAGAATGAACTTGAACGGAGAATAACAGAGGAGCCTCACAATGCTGAGCCATTAAATAAGCAGTTGAAGTTGGTTCGGGACTTCTCTACCGTCCAACAGAGAAGTGCGGCTATTGCTAACGGATATGGTATCCTTAGGCAGCTTATTAGGGTTGGATTTCAGTTGAATGAGGCGGCAGACAAGATGTTCTCAGCTAAACAAAAGGAATCCCGGTCCAAGGTCACTAAGGCTGTTCAGTCCGATGCTGATGCTATTAATGCTGCGGCAGATGCGGTGGAGGTGAGTACCGATGAAGTTATTGAAGCTCGTATTGAGGAGGCCGTTCGTAAGGGTGTAGAAGCAGAGATTGATGCTGTTTATAAAAAGATGCCTTCGAAAATGAGGGCTCGTGCTGATAAAGCTATTGCGGCTATTGAGCAGTTTCAAAAGAAATTACGCAGTATGGCGTATGACGCTTCAATAGGTTTGCCAGTTGCTATTCTTGATTCAGGGCTTACAACCATAAAATACGCTATTAAGGCAGGTGTTAAGATTGCGGATGCTATTGAGTTAGGGATTGACAAAATCAATAGCCAGTACGGTAAGAAGTGGGATAAGGAGGATCAATTCCGTCAGGATATGCTTCAGGGCTTCAAGGACAATAATATCGACGTAGATCAAGGTAAGAATAGTTCGAGGGGGAGAAAGGTTCTTACAGAGGCTGAAAGGCTTGAGAAAGCTAAAGAGAATGTCCGCGGACGTATTGCTGAAATCCAGTCCGAGATCGCGAATAAGAAACGTGAGTTGAAGGCAAGGAACATTCTTAATCCAGATGCCGAGCTTGAAGGGTTATTGGCACAGGAGGAGCAGCTTAAAAAGCTTCGTGATAAAATCCTTCCACCGGCACCAGATCCTAATGCTACTCAGAAAAAAATTGATGCCCAGGTTACTCGTTTGACAAATGAGGTAGCTGATTTGGAGGAGCAGATACGGAGAGGAGAAAAGGATGCTTATGCTGCAAACCAAAATCCTCTTACAAGCCCTGAAATCGAAAGGCTGAAGGCTGAGAAAAAAGCAAGACTCGCAATGCTCGAGGCTTTAGATCCGGATCCTGGCACAATGGTTCGTGAGGCGTTGATTGATGCTGGTAACGGCAGAGAAGCTACGGTTACGGTTGTCCGTAAGGATGCTAATGGAAATGATGTTCGTGTGAAGGAGAAAAGGACTGTCCTTGACTGGAAGAAGCTCGCAGGGGCAGAAGGTTCGGTTGATAAAATTCAGGCTAAGGTGGAGGCTTACATGGCTTCAAGAGGGTATTCCGCAGGTGAGATCGTTAGAATGCAGGCTAAGTTTGTCGCTGAGTATAATGCTTTACGTGCTTCCATCATTGAGAAGTCGCTGAATGAGCTTGAGAGAAGAAACACTGAGAAGGAGCCTGTAGAAGTTAAGTCGAGTGCACGTAGATTAGCAGAGCTTTATAACATGGGCTTGTTTGATCAGCAAAGTGATACCTACGATTATTTAATGGGTAATGCGCTTGGTTTAAGTGGTATTGGTATGGAGGCCTTCTTCCAGGCTAAGGTGTTGGCTAAGGCATTGTCTGATCTTTATTTGAGTAAAGGTCCGGACGGAATGGCTTATAACGAGTCGAACTTGAAGAAAGCAGTAATCGACATTAATAAGAAGATCGAGCGGCTTTTGGATAAGGTAGCAAAGGATGAGGCCACTACAACCTACAAGATAATGGTTATGGTTAAGGAGTACATGGGTATGGCTCAGAGGTCTATGCTTGTTTCGATCCCTCAAGCGGTTGAGAACACGATGTCTGGTTATATTGCCCGGCTATACCAAAGGGTAGGGTATGCTTTTGATAAGTCTGATACGGCTGAATTAAGGAAGCACAGGAAGGAGCTTGCTCAGGCGGTAGCGGCAGATATAAACTTTAATGCCGGTTTAGAGTATGGGGAAATCAATAGCCCATTTCTATCGAAGAGTAGGCTTATGGAAAGTATCAACACGGCCTCGGATAGCAAGTTATACCACTTCACTGCTTCGGCTGTGCTTGGGAGGGTATTCCTGGAAGCTGCGGATAGCATGCACAAAGTGGCATTGACTGAAAAGTTCTTTGTCTACAACCTGATTAAGGTTTTGAGAAAGAAGGGTATGTCTCGTGAGGCTGCTTTGCATTATGTTTCTGAAAATCTTACTGGCCAGTCTTTCGAGGATGCTAAGGCTTCAGCTAAACAGATCATTGAGAAAGTGAATACTGATGCTAAGACGGAGGTTATCCCAAATAACAAGGAGTCTATCTTCCGTCTTGCAAATGACATTGTAAAGGAGGCTTTGGTTCGGGGGGGTAAGCTGAACTTAGCTGAGGTAGATGCTTCTTTTGGTGCGGCTTATACAGGGGCTGGTTTTGAGCTTGGACATGAAGCAAATAATCCTTTATCAATGGCTGTTTCAACGGTGAGTTCAAACATTCAAAACAAACTCAACCTAGCTATTAAGAATAAAGATTGGGCTCGTGCTACTGGCTACACGGCATTATCTATTACTTGGACTAACATTTTAAACCCTTTTGTGGGTGGTGGTACGAACTGGGCTTTTATTGCGATGGAAAAGGCTGGCGTTCCTACACTAATGACTTTTTACTACAATTTTATCGCAAGGAGTCCAGGGCAGAAAATAGATTTAAGTACTGATGCTGGGATGAAGAATTTAGAAACCGCTTTACGGTATCAGATGATTGCTAAGAATGCGAATAATAGAGTGTTCTTGGGCGCCGCCCTGTCTGTGGCTACTTTCGTTGCGCTTAGTGCTTCTGGAGGCGATGATGATTTGGATAAGTGGACCAAAAAAAACGAATGGACAAAGCGGTACTTGAAGAAGATTGCACCTCCGGTAGTTCAGTATATGCTTGCTAATAAAAATAACAAGACTGGAGAGTTTATCGCAGGGCTTGGGAACATAAAAGCGCCAGCATTTGACGAGAATAAGAAGGTTTGGGACGCTTTAATGGGTATTGACTCCCCCTCTGATGTTAAGTCTGCTAAGACCACTGGTGCTTTCGGAGATTTGCTTGGTAGCAGGCTTTCTACGCCAGTTATTCCTTACAGGATAGCTCGTGATGCTGAGAATATTTATCGTGGCTTACAGGGCGTAGAATTACGTAATTCAGAGTTTAAGACTTCAGGGTTCTTTAATGGATTTTTTAAAGGTGGGCTTGTAGATTATTTAGGGTTACGTGATAAGTATTTTAAATCTGCCCCAAAGAAGTTGACATCTGAGGATATAAGGAAGATCATTGAAAAGGCTAAAGCAAAAGCTAAAAAGGATCGAGAATAGAAATAATACTGAGAACGTGGCCAGATTTGAGCCACGTTTTTTGTATATGCGTATTTGTATCTTTGAATAAAAGAAAATAGATATGGCTACTCCTAAATTGGATTTCAAAGTTGATTATGATCCTGCTGATCAAAAAAGACTTCTTTTCACAGATTTAACAGAGTTTGATGAAGAAACAACTTTTCTTTCTCGGAGTTGGACGGTTACAAAGTCTGACGGATCATCTGTAGAGGTTTTACCTGAGGAACCTGCTGATGCTTTTGCTGTGATGGAGCTTGAAGGTGATCACGCTTTGGTGGTGCGACTTAATATCAATAAGGTTGGAAATAGTTCCGGATACGGTAAGTCACGTAACGTCTTAGCAAGTAAAGACCTTTATCGTGGTGTAAATGAAGCGAGGAGGTTATTGATTGCTAGTGAAGGGAAGCGCAAGCGGTCTGATGTAGATAATCTGATCTATTACATCACCATGGCCGACGAGAACCATGAAGGGGCTAAGAATATGATTTCTATTGATGTCCTGGCAGCTCAGAAGCATTTGGATTTTGGCAATGGCTTTATTTTAAAGTGTAAAGATTTTATCTCATGGGTGTAGAAATTCAATATGGTGCAGATGTAGATATTCTGGTAAAGCCTACGAAGGTTATCCAGTTTGTCGGCAAGAATGGAGAAGATGGAAAGGATGCTGACTTTGATCCAGGTATTCTAGCAGGCTTTATATCTAAAGAGGAGGCTTATGATCGGTTTTCTCTTTTTGAAGCGTCTATACGGCTTAATTCTGAGGAAATAGAACTGAAGGTGTCCAGGCAGGAGTTTAACGACTTGGGCATACGGTTAAGCAATGCTGAGACGAGTATTGTTCAAAATGCCTCATCAATCTCTTTGAAGGCTTCTAAGGATGAGGTAAATGATTTAGGGCAACGAGTATCCCTTGCAGAGTCGAGCATCGTACAGACAGCTAATTCAATTAATTCAAAGGTTTCGTTGACTGCGTTCAATGAGTACGCTGGGCAGGCCAATACACGGTTTTCTAGTATTGAACAAAGTGCCTTTGGTATAATTCAGATAGTGGAAGGCTTACCGACTAAGGAGTATGTTGATGTTAAAATAGGTGAGAATAACACTTCTGTCTTTTCTGTTTATAATACTAGGATTGTTCAGTTAGAGAATCAAATTGCTTTAACAGCAACTAAAGAAACGGCCGATTTATTAGGATCAAGAATGGCGACGGCAGAAGCCTCTATCATTGTTCAGTCGGGCCAGATACAAAATAAGGTTAATGTATCTACCTATAATAGCCTTCAAGATCGGGTAAGTACTGCTGAGAGCTTAATAACCCAAACTTCTACTCAGATTAGTCAAAAGGTTTCTCAAAGCGATTTCAATGGGCAAACGTTGGTTTCGTTAATTAATCAAACATCTTCTGCTATTAAGATTCAAGCAAAGAACATAGACTTAATAGGCATTACCACTGCTAAGTATTTTAGGACTGCATCATCTGGCCGCAGAATTACTATTAATGAAGGCGACGACAACGCTATGAAAATAAGGTATGAAAATGGTGTAGTTGGATTAGAGGCTGCAGTTACTTCTGAAGATGAGGTCAAGCTGTTATTTAGAAATAAACAGGGGGAAATTATTTGGGAAGCCGGTAAGTCGGGATTCGTTTATTTTAGAGAAATTCTCGAAAGCTGGTCTTTGAGGTTTCACAGGTTGGTTGGGATATTGCCGGACGATAGTGGGTTCTATGATTTAAATGGAAATCTTACGTTTAACGGTGAGCAATTAAGGAGTATGGCTCAATCGACTTCTACCACAGGTCTTGCGGTTCGCGGGGCTCGTATAACGATAACAGGTCCAGATGGGCAACTTTATGAGCATAGACAATATATTTTAAACACAAGTCAGTTCGCTTCGGATTACGAATATAACTCAGGTCAAAATCTTAATTCAGCGGCTAATGCTCAGTATAACGGTATACATTTAGATCAAGAGACAGCATCTCCTTTTGTTCAGGATGGATGGTATCTTACTAACGGAACGGGTTATACTTGGGTCCCTCAAGGTGGCTATATCCTTCAGTATGAGGTTGTGGCTATAAAAGACGGAAAACAGTTGGGGACTATTCAAGGTCAAATTGATGGATTAACATTAGCAAATAATTAATATGGAAGAGAAAATGAAAACAGTTAACCTACTTGAGTTGGAGGTGAAAGATTTGGGAGGTGAAAACGCAATAAGTGCTATTGCTGTTGGTCGTGGTATAGGGGAGTCTATATATTCTGGCATGAGTGGGTTGGCGTGGTTAAATGTGGCGCAAGCGTTTCATGGTTTGAAACCAATAGATTTGTCTACTACTGAAATTGCGACTTTGATAAAGTTTGTTAAAAGCGATAACTGTGGTCTGTTCCTTATGGTGAAGGTTCCTCTTATCGCATATTTAGAAAATCTAATCTCTTAACGATGACTGATGAAGAAATGGCCTTGGTTAGCTTTGGGCAAAGAAAAGCTACTGCATCTATGGTTCTTGAAATGAGCGAGCGTGTTGCTTACGGAGAGGATGTAGATGCTTTATATTTCCGATTGAAGCAGATACGCCAGTTGAATAAGCTGTTTGATTTTGAGATCGGTAATCCTTACACAGCTCCTGACGAGGCTATTCTTCTCGATGTTCTAAACGAGGTTAATTTCCTGCTTGGGGATTATGTGTGGGAGGGGGATAAGGTATTGTATGAAGATATTATTCTACCGCTACCGGCTCAAAAGGTCATCATAAGAGTTGTAGGCGATGGTAGCGGTATTGAGCTTCCTCCGGTGGAGCCAGGTAATTACGTCACAACACTTAGTCTTTCTAAAGGGGCGTTCACTCCTGACTACACGTATGTCAATTACGGCTTGAAAGATGTGGCGTTTACATTGACCATATCGGGTGGTATTCAGCTTCGTCCAGGTGTGGATTATGTAATATCTCCAGCTGGAGGGTTTCAGTTGATCAATGGTGTGGCTATGGCATCTTCAGATATAATCACGCTTACTGCTGTCACTCCATTTGGCTCCGTTCCTTCTGTACCGGAGAGCCCTGGGAATGGGATGAGGTATGTTCAAGACGATTATGTGGAGGATAATTATGTGGAGTAAGGTGTGGCAGTTCTTTTTCGGCTGGTTGTCGGGGAAGGAAAAGGAGAAAGGGGATTACATCAAATCAAATTACGTTAAGTCAAATTACACTAAAAGCAAAAAGCCATGAATATCACTTTATTATTAAGAACGGTACTTGGGAGGGAACTTGAATGGGAGGAGTTGGATAACAACTTTCGGAACATTAAGTCTGCGATTGATACTGTTGAAGAGTCTACCGGTACAAAAATTACCAGCGAACAGGCTCGTGCTATTGCGATAGAGGAGTTGAATACTCTTATTGGTGCGGCTCCAGGTCAACTGGCTACTCTTGAAGCATTGGCAGATGCTATTGGTGACGATCCTAACTTCGTAGGGACGATTACAAGTCGCTTGGGGCAGATGGATGTGGCTATTGCAAATAAGATCAACACAAGGGCTGGATATAGCCTTATTTCCGATGCAGAGATCAATAGGCTGAAGGATGTTAAAAACTTTGATGCGTCTGCTTACCAACTTAAAGATCCAAACAAAGGTATGGTTGCTTTAACCGAGATCGCTCGTTTGGCCGGAGTGACCAATCAAGATATAAGTGGCAAAGCTGATATTCAGGCTAAATTCTCTACTGACTTAACTGTTCGGTTTGAAGATGAATACATTTTTGGCAAGAACTCGGCTCCTGTGAATGGGAATGTGACTTTGGATCTGTTTGATACAACTAAACCGGCTAAGCTGGGTGTGGTGTCGATGATGCATCATAGGAACGCTACAGTTGCTCCGTCATTTGTTATGAGTTCTAAGGCTGGGTTTGCTGCTACAAAGGTTGTTACGCTTGGTGGTGAGTATAAGCCAGGTGTTGTAAATCATATTTTCTTTATGCTTACAGAAATTCCTACTTCGACTGCAGGTGGGGTGGTTGCAGTAGTTTACAAACAAGCTAAGTAACTATGAGTACGCTGAGAAGAATGCTTATGGCGGCTTTGGAGGATGTAGTTACCGCACCAGTTGATCCTACGCTACCAATTTTGGATACGCTTAAAATGTACAAGCAGGAGAAGGGGTATCCTTTTGGCTTTACTGAAAAACGGAATGTTAACGAGGCTTCTTACATTAAGCTTTTCGATACACATGCCAGTATTGCATCAACGGAGAACGTGATGAAGTTTGGTGCACTGAGGAATAAGACTACTGGAGCATACGAATGGGGTGAAGCTGACGAGTTTGTCGCTAAGTGCACAGCTAAAGGCTGGCAAATGCACTTGCACGCTTTCCTTTGGTTCAATGATATGCCTCCGTTCATTTCTAAGTTTGAGAACGATCCAAATGCCTATCAGATTTACAAAAACTTTGCTGAAGATCATATAACAACTGTTCTTACCCGGTACAAGGGGAAATTCAAGACTTGTGACGTAATTAACGAGCAGGTTGCTGATAATGGATCAGAGGTTACTTCAGCGTGGTATAAGGTTCTGGGTGATGATATGTATGAGATTGCGTATGATGCGGCTCACAAGGCTGATCCTGCACTGTTGTTGGGATACAATGATTGGGGGTTAGAAACTGGTAATATGAACCGTAGTAATAGGGTTCTTGCGATTAAAAACCGTCTGGCCGCTAAGGGTATTCCAATCCACTTTATCGGTTTCCAAATGCACACCTTCTTAGGATTGGATATTGACACCGCTCGTAGCCGATTTAAGTTTTGGGTTGACAATGGGATGAAGGTTATGCTGACCGAGCTTGATGTTAAAACCAAAGGAGCCGGACGTGGGCCGGTTAAGTACGGAGAAATATACACGCCTGAAATGGCTATGGAGTCTGCGAGGACATTTGTGGATATTCTCGATGCCATGGAGAAGGGGGCTGGACTTGAGAACATCTTGGGCGTTATTATGTGGTCCACCTCAGATAAGCCTGGAGAGAACTTCGAGAACCTGAAGGGTCTTATCCATCACCTTACTCTTTTCGATCAGTATAGAGAGCCTAAGCTGTCTTACTATTACGTTATGGATCGGTTAAGAAGAGTCCCAGATAACAGTGAGATCTTTCAGGACTTTGAGCTGGGTGATATTTCAACAACAAACTTCATAGGGAGTAAAACTCAGGGTACTCGGCCAGCTACCTGGAGAATGATCAGTACAGATTCCGCAGCGAGAGCTCGTGTGAACTTTCAGGGGTTGGGAATGTCGCAGACTCAGGTCAATGTCTTTAACCATGTAGTCGTTGAAGGTTCTTCTGCAGATTTTAAATTGGAGTCCAGGGCAGGGTTCATTTACAACAACGATGCACGTGTCCTACACTTGGTTTTTAGAATGGTGGATCAAAACAATATGTATTCAGTACAGGCTTACAAGAATGGTTCAACGGATGTATGGCGGCTGGTTAAGCGGAAGAACGGACAGGATGTTGCGTTGCATACATCGAATATAAAGCCTATTTGGGGCGATCTGTTGACTGTTGAGGCTGTGGGCGGTAGGATAACCTATACTGTGGAGAATATCACTGGTGTAAAACAGACTGCAACCGTAACTGATACAGATTTCTCAACTGCAAAATTAGTGGGCTTTAAATTCAAAGGACACTTTAATGCGGACAAGTATTCTCGCATGAAGGGCTTAAAATACAATCCAATAAAATAACGACTTTTATAAAAAATTAAAACATGGGAACATTAGCAGGAACATCGGAGGCTAATTTAGTTGTAACATCGAGAGAGTCTTTTGAAAAGGAGTTGGGAATACCAATAATTGATGATTTGACTTTATTGGTTGATACAGGAAGAATAGCTGTAGGCCCAAATGATAATATTTGGTATACAACGAAAGATGGGGAGGTTAGAGAGATACAAGCTAGTAGCTTCGATATTTTGGATGGAAATGGAGACACTTTAAACGATATAACAGACGGAAATGGGAACTAAATTAACTAGAATACAACAGAAAAGGAAAACTGCTGATGAATGGTCTCAGTCAAGTGAAATACTTTTGGATGGGGAAGTTGCTGTCGTGAAGGACGGAAACAATCGAATGATTAAAATTGGCAACGGTTTAGATCCAGCCTCAGTGCTTCCTGATTTTATTTCGGGATCCGAAGTGATACCAAGATATCCTAAAGAAGAAAATAATGGTGAATTGTTTTTGGATGGCGTATTGTCTGAGGATGGTACTAAAATATTAAACAACTACGATAGGTTTACTGGGACTCCATTTAACGGGACTATATATCAATCTCTGCCTTCTGGGGCTACAGTTGATAATGCAATTTGGTTCAAAAATAAAATTGAATTTGGCGGTGGGTTCTCTAAAAGAGATTATTCTGGATATATAGATATAAGAATTTTTGGAGTTAAAGGCGATAGCGCTACTATAAATTCCTCTTTATTTCAGAAAGCTATAGATTCATTTAACGGTTCAAGTGTTATATTTTACATACCAAAAGGAATTTATCTTATCAATGCCAATATCAAGCTAAAAAGTAATGTTTCTATTATCGGTGAGGGATATGATAGTGTTCTTAAATCTAATACACCAAATCTTAGGATATTTCAAAACCTAAATAGGGCTGAAACGATGATAGGACAGTCCTTAATTGACCAAAACATCAGTATTGAAAATTTTAGAATTGATAACAATAGATCGGCAGGAACAGATGAAAACTCACATTGCCTTGATCTTAGGTACATTAAAAACCTGAAGGTTAGGAATATGTGGCTCACTAATGCTTTTGGTGACGGCATATACTTTAGAGGTTGCGATGGCGTATCTGCATTAGATATTGAATTGGACAATATTAAAAGGCAAGGAATTTCTGTTACTTCCGGTAAAAATTATGTTATCAGAAACGTTAACGGAACAAATATAGATGCTCACAATCTTGTTGATATAGAGCCTAATCCTGGCGACTTAATAGACAACGTGGAGGTTCATAACGTTAAAGTTATTAGCGGAGACTGTGTAAGTCCATTGAATATGTATGGTGATATTAGAGGGCAGGTTAAAAACATAACTGTTGATACTGCCATAGGTAAAAGTGTAAATATAGTTGGAGTTAAAAACGGTTCAGTTTCTAATATGTTTTTGAGTTCAATATCTACGCAAGCCGCTTTTACCGTATTTAGGTCTGAAGATATAACACTACAGAACATAAACGTAGACGGGTCATTAGTAGACTCTCATAAAGTTGTATTTTCCAATGTAGCAAGAGTTAAAGGTAGCGGGATAATCATTAAAGGATTCCCAAGCGGGAACACGAATATAGCGATGGATATTATTGATACCGATAACTTAGTTCTAAATGATGTTGATATTAAAGATGGTGGTTTATTTGGCGTAAGAACAAGGAACTTTAAAAACGTAACTATTAATAATATAACAGTAGATGGTGCGTCCACATACGCATTAGCATCTGTACCTACAGTTTTAAGTGAAAAACTAAGAGTTACAGGGCTAGTAGCTAAGAATGTTCCTACTGGAATTTACTTGCTGGGGTTACATACTGATGTTTATGTTGATGGTGATTTATCTGAATGTACTACCAAAATAAATAGGCATAGTTCATTTAGCGGAAATCTATCTGTTGGAACTGTGGTTGGTATTAAAAGGAAAAGTTACGGAACGGCAGCACCAACTACTGGAACATGGAATGTTGGAGATATTTACGAATCGCTTACCACAATAGAAGGTGGTATAATGGGTTGGGTATGTGTTGCGTCAGGATCTCCTGGCACATGGCTACCTTACGGGAATATAGGCGTTGATTTAGGCAAAAGAACGTTTGGAACAACGGCACAAAGACCTACAGTAACAACTACCGGATACAGATACTTTGATACTACTTTAGGTAGGGCTATAACATGGACCGGTACAGTTTGGGTAGACGTGAATTACGGCCCGGCCACTACAACTGATTTTGGATTAGTTAGAAAAGTTGCAGTCTTGGTAGCTCCACAACAGACCGCAATGGTCAAAACATCACCATCAGCAGCAGCTACATATACCCAAGCAGACATACAAAAGATGGTTGATGATATAACAACTTTGCAAACTAAACTAAATGCTGTTATAACTTTAGAAAATGAGTTAATAAACAGAATGGTTAATGCGGCAATGATCCAAACAACATAGGGTATTATGGCACTATTCGACATATTTAAAAAAGGTCTAACTTCTGCTGATCGTAAGGAGTTAGACCAAAAGTAAAACACAGCACCTACACATAAAGTAGGTGCTTTTTTGTTCCCTATGATTTCCTACCTTTATTGTATTAAAAATTACCGCATGAATGTTGTGAGAGCAATGATAAAACCTACCATGATTTTAACAGTATTAATCGCTATAAGCTGCGGATTGCAACCGATGTCTAATAAGGGATCTGATTTCTCTTCACATCATTCAAGGGTTCAGCCGGTCGAGGTGTCTTTAAGACAGGACACACCAAAGGTTTCTGTTGTACGCCCACTTACTCCGGCCCAGATTGAGATGGCAAGGAAGATTAATAAGGCTTTCAGTTCTATTGACGACATTTCTAAGTCTACTGTTGATATTTCAGAGGCTACAAAGGAGATCGTGGCTACGAACCAAATGCTCGTGTCTATGACGGTTTCTCAGCAGAAGCAGATAGATAGCTTGGCTGAGACAGTAATCCCTTTATATGGGAGGATTGAGCGTCTACAGGTGGCGTTGGATGCATCAAGAAAGGAAGCTGAGGTTGTTCGCAAGAGTAATGAGGATGAGGCGAGGATGGCTAAGGGGTTCAGGAATTTAATGACCAGGTTCACGTCTTATATTTTCATTCCGTTTTGTGTATTCGGGTTTATTATTGGCATCTGTTACTTTGTGTTGTGGATAAGAGAAGAGCGATTTAAGAATTTAGTTAAACATGGAGCCTAAAAATGCAAAGGAAACTTTCAAAGGGGTGGAATGGTGTACAGACTGCCTCCTTATTTATATGTCCTGGTTCGTATTACGCTTTAAACGTAATCAACAACAAGGAGTTGTTGCCGTGGATGAAGCCGGAGTGGTTGCCTTTTTTCGGTGTTCCGCTGTTGATTATATTTTGCGCTTCCTGTTTGTTCGGGGTTAAAGGCCTTGTTAGTATGGGTGCGGAGTTGAATGGAAGGTACAAGAGGTTATCTGAGATTGAGGAGCGGTATAAGAGGGAGCATGAGGATCAGAATAGTTAAGATTTTTTTCATGGTTATGGTGGAGCCTGTGTCGAGATGATGCAGGCTTTTTTGTTTTGTATCTTTGGGTAAAAAAAGACATGGAAGAAATTAAACAACTATCAGACAGTGGCATCCAGTTTTTAATCAAGGAGGAGGGGTTGGTTAAGCGACCATACCTTGACTCGGTTGGTATACCGACGATTGGGATTGGGATGACGTATTATCCAAGTTCGGGGAAAAAGGTTAGGATGACGGATGCACCACTTACGACTGAGAAAGCAATATCCGAGTTTAGGTTGATGGTCAAAACCTATGAGATGGGCGTGTATTCAGTTACAAGGGATGATATTAACCACAATCAATTTGACTCAATGACTAGCCTTTGTTATAACATAGGTACGGCTGGTTTTAAGGGTTCAACACTGGTTCGTAAGGTAAATGCTAATCCTAACGATAGAGAAGGTATACAGGCTGCATTTGAGCTTTGGAAGAATGCAGGGAAAAAGCCTATTCTTTTAGGCCGACGTAGACGTGAGGCTGCTTTGTATTTTACACCAGACAGGAAGATTGGCTCGGATGATCAGTATGTGACTCATGTAAAAATGGTTCAATCAAAATTAAAATTGCCTGTAGATGGGATATTTGGTCCTCAAACAAAGGCCGCGGTGATTGTTTTTCAAAAGAAACACAAATTGGTTGCTGATGGAATAGTTGGCCCACAAACACTTAAATTTTTAAATAAATTATAGTTATGGAACAATTTGAAAACATGAAGGTCGTTCTGAGCAAGAAGTTCAGTTTGATGGGTAGGGATTATTTAAGAGGGTTGTTTATGGCTATGGGTACAGCTGCGGTTGCGGCAGGTGCGTGGTATCTGTTTAAGAATGGGGTGGTTGAACCTACAAAGACAATAGTTACCCCAGTACCTGAAGCAAAAGCTGAGCAGGTTCAGGAGGTGGTCCAAGAGTCACTTAATTCAGAAGATCATGGGACCAATTAAAAGGCCTGTATGGAAGATTATATGGTTTTATATCGTGTTGTTCATGTTGCTTGTTCTGATAGCCTTGTTGGCCTCCTGCGGTACACGTAAAGCATCTGTAACCATTGAAAAGTCAAAGGATCAAAGCAGTGAGTCTATTCGTGAGGCTGGATCGACCAAAGAGGAAAGTATTTCGGAAACGAAGGAGCTGGTGAAGGATTCGGTTAAGAAAAAGACTGAGGTTGCGTCAACCAAAGTAACAGAGGAGTTTGGTGATGATGGTAAGGTCAAAAAGAGGACCACTGAGACGGTCAACAAGACTAAGGTGGACAATTCGACCAAGACTCAGGAAAAGTCCGGCAGAGAGGCTAAAACGAAGCTCAATACTTACAAGAGGTTTATAGATACTCATCGGACGATCACCAGTAAGAATAAGAGTAAGGATGTAGAGCGGTCGAATACACTAGCTGAGAACGTGGGAGGTAAAGGGACGATCATTTGGTCAGTCTTGATAATATCTATTGTTGTAGGTGTTTATTTCGCGTTTAAAAACGCTTTATTTAAAAAGAAGTGATACATTTGAATTGTAGTTGGTAGCCTTCGAAACTAAACCAATTAGAAAACATTTATAACCCTTATTACCTGAGTAGCGAGTTCGAAGGCGCCAAAGGGTAGTAAGGGTTTTGTTATTTTATGAGTAAGTCAAAACCACTTCCGTCATTGGATATTTTAAACAAAACTTTCACCTATGATCCTATTACAGGTATTCTTGCATGGAAAGATAGACCCGATTTTCATCATAGAACTAATGCGAGACTTAGGGGTAAGCCGGCCGGTTCTCAAGACTTTAGCGGAAATAGTAATGGTAGACTGAAGGTTAGTATAAATGGCGTAAAATATATGGTTCATAGATTAATCTATTACATGTATTATGAATTAATCCCAGACGTAATAGACCATAAAGACGGTGATCCCTCTAATAATAAAATTGAAAACTTAAGGAGTGTGACTACTCTTTTGAACGGCAGAAACCTTAGAAGGAGGGTTGTTGGGTGTACGGGTGTCACTGGTGTTTATTTTGAAAAGAAGCATAATAAGTATGCAGCAAGGATTTATAATAATGAAAGAGTCTATTTGAATTTAGGTCTTTTTGGTACAATTGAGGAGGCTAAGAATGCAAGGGATAAGGTTAAGGATAAATATGGTTATACAGATGATCATGGTTATTCCCCTCAAAAATAATAACCATCAAATAAAAAAGCCAGGTACACATAAGCGTCCTGGCTTTCTCTTTTTAATGTGGGTTTACTCAGCTTCCTTGTCAGCTTTCTTTTTGGCTGCAATCTCTGCACGGTACTCTTTTGTGAGTCTACCGATTTGAAGTAAGCTGCCCCGGAGCCTGGTTCCCGCTGCTCCATTACCTTTCTGAGTAAATTTGTCGTAATCAGACTCTGCGTTTGCAATTAATTCTTTGATCTGTGTGAACTTGTCCATGTTGTTGATTTTAAAAATTATTATTAAATAAACGTAATACGTCATCGGCTACCTCGAGCCAAGCGTTTGATTGTTTGTTTTTGGTTTCATCTGCAAAGAACTCTTCTGCAGATGGTAGCGGATATCCATTGAAAGCCTTGCCTCCAACTTCTTTGCAGTACAAGGTGTACATGCGATGTGCCAGTGTGATTCTGTCGATCATTGTTTTAAAATCAAGGGTTAAATAATCTGGTTTAATTTGCTGATGACCATATTTAATTTATATGACACCCTGCATGCTTTGTTGTATTGTTCCTCTAAAAAGTCAGAATAATCAGTGGGATGCCTGGTTGAAGGATCTTTTCTGATGTCGTCTAAGTCTTGTGGTGGATCTGCCTTGATCTCGTTTATCTTGGCATAGATTAATTCAGATTGCTGAAGCAGTTCTTCGAGTTTAACCTCAATGTTTTGAGCGAATTGTTGAAGTACTTTTGGAGCCTCTATTTCTCCAATATTTACTTTTGGCTCGAAATTCATTCCGCTTGGGTTTACCATGTTTCTTGATTTTATAAGTGAATAATTAAATTGAATTACGTTGTTGTTCAGAGGAGCCTCCATTAAGCATCTTGCTCCTTACTTTGTCGTGTGAGATCTGCGCCAGTTCTTCAAGTGAAGTGTTTACCGACGATGCGCAGATATTAAGGTAGTAAACCACATCGGCCAACTCTTTGATGTATTTCTCACGGTTTTCTTCAGGGAGTTCGAAGTTTAGTTTGAAGGTTTTTTTTCTTACTTCTTTCTTTATGCCCTCTAAAATGAAAGTTGAGGCTAAAACATCTACTATAGCTATGGTGGCATCACCGTCTATTGTTGGGTCGTACTTCAGTTCTTCTAATGCCTCACCAGCTTCGCCTACCAAGCCTAAAATTGCAACGTCATTGATTTCCCCCTCCTTGTACCCCAGCTCCTTCTGAAGGGCTGTAAGGCGGTCAAAACTACTCTGATCTGTGTTGTTTATCGTTAATGAGTCGCTGCCTTCAGCGGCTAATTTTAGAGGGTATTGTAGGTACTGAACGTCAATAACGATACCTATCCCGCGTTTCTCTCCGTGATGTAGAATCATAAATGTTGAGTGAGGGATGTCTGTTTTATAGGTCCACCCGCGACTATCGTTTTCACACCACTGAGCGGTAACTATTTGCTTAGCTTCAAGTGCTTGAAGATATAAAGCGTAAGTTTCCTTTAATTCAGAATGTTCATCAGCCATATCTCCAGAATGTTTAACCATAAAAGCGCGTCCGTCATTAAGTAGAACAAAATCACCGCCCCTATAACATCCTATTTCATCGTTGCCAAATCCGTCAATCTCGGTAAGATCATCAGAATATCCATAAATAATTATTAGTCCATTATCCTTTGCTTTTTTTGAAAGTTCATCAGAAACCTCGTTTCCGTACTCGCAGCCATTTAAGGCTTCAGCTAACTGTTCCTTAGTCATTGCCGAAAAGATTATAAGCAAGACTGAAATTCAATGTAGGGCAGATGTACCAGTCTGCCGGTCCTTTCTTGAAGTAGAACTTTTGAGCGATTGCACCGATCCCGACACGGCCATCGAGATCACCGGTCATTGGAATAGAAAGGTAAGCTTCGCTGCGGAAGGTATAGTCGCCTTTCTTGCGTGCAGGTTTATCGACGAACTTCGCTGCAGCTGCAGACCAGTCAAGCTTCATATTTTCGAACCTTGCCACGGTAACGTATAGCTTCGCTCCTACGGCCGTATAATTCTGAAACTTACTATCTGCTTCGACTGTGGCAGAAAGTCCTGCATATCGACCAGAAAGCTGTAATTCTCCACCGAAGTTGCCGACTGTGGGTGATGTGACGAAATCATTTGTACCAGCGGTGGCAATAATGTTTAAGCCTGGTTGTGTTTGGGCAGTTCCGGCTAATGATAGCAGCAGAAGTGCGGATGTGATTAAGTGTTTCATTTTAAAGTGATTTAAGTGCGTGAGATAGGTCTTCAATGTCTGAGGGCCAAAGTTTAATTGTTTCTCCGTCTTTGGGTATAATAATACTGTCACTGGATACTATTGCAGTTCTGTTGTTGTAAAGCTTTACCTTAACTTCTTTGGGCTTGTTAGCCTCGGTAATCCATTTCTCTGCTTCTTTTTTGGTTGCGAAAATCTTTGCAAAAGGAGAATTTGGATCAAACACTCCGTTATCAGTAACCGTGAAAATGTGCTTGTCAACCCGATGGTCTTCATGTGAGGCTAATGCCCATTGCTTTGCATTTTGAATAGCCATCCAGCAATTATCCCCTTTATAGAGCGGTACACCGTCTTGGGATATAAGTATAGCTACTTTGTGCTCGGCAATCCAAGCTTCGGCTGCTTCTTGGGTGGAAAAGTAAAAAGTATTTTCTTCCCGGTTTTTAGGGAAGTGTTTTAAAATTGCAATTTTCCAAGGGCTATCCTCCCAAATAATATTTTCTGTGCAGTTGTATATTCTTTGCGGCACCCACGGTTTGTCTGAAACAAACAAATCTTTTCCGTCTTCAGACTTACAAAAGAACTCAGGGACTTTAATTCCTGCTTCTGCAGCAAAGTCAGAGAATGTAATAACAGTGTATCCTCTATCTTTAAAAGTTTTAAAAGGTGTTGATGAATCGCACATATAGGAGAAGTTATCTTTGTACTCAACCTCGTGAGGTCTGTACGTTTCATACTCCACGTGTATTGTGTTATCTCCTGATAGGGGGATCCATTTTTTTAGTTTAAAATGCTTCATAAGCAACTTAAACTCTCGCTCGTTTCCTACTTGTATAGCAACCTTGCCTTCCAGGATGCTTTTGGGCTTGTATAAGGTTGTAATCGAAGTGCTTTCAGTTGCTTCCACTATGAAGCCTGTTTGGAGTTTAACATCTATTCCTTTGACGTGTATTGCCTCTGTATCGGGCTTGGTTAAGCTTAATAGATACTCGTACTCTTCTCTATCGATCAATACTTTTGGTTTGCTGAACTCTCCCATGATTATTTAGATTTAGGTTCAAAGAAAAACAGATCCGCTTCACGGATTACCAAATAATCTATTCCCTCGTGAGGAAAAGAAGTGGCCGCAAAAGGGCTGTAATAAACCCTGTCGCCTACTTTGGTCTGCATAGGGATAAGAACACCTTCAGAAGAGTAAATGCCAGGACCGGCTCCTATTACAGTGCCTACGCTTGGACGCTCTTGTGCAGCGTCAGGGATGTGGATACCAGCATCTGTTACTTCTTGTACTGGATCGGGAAGGATAATGATCCTGTTTTCGATTGGGATAAGATTTAAATCTTTCATTTTTGGTTGTTTATGTGGGTTATTGTAAAATTGTTCTTGAGCGGCGTACTCTTCAAGGTTCATCCATAGCCTCTCTCCATTGGGGCCTTTAATTGCCATCTTCTTAGCTATTTCACCTAAGTCAGTTCTGCCTGGCCCAGTCTGATATGGGGTTTGTTCGTCTCCTAATTGACTCATTATTTCTTTTTTAAGAGGTTATACATTCTGTCGATTAGGCGGTTGATGGAATGAACCTCGTTGGCTATCATTTGTCTTTCTTTGCCGAAATAATAGGGGTAACTCTCTTTGTTTTTGAATAGACCTAATGAATAGGTTAGGTGCTTCTTTTTGTTCTCCCAGTATTCTATCCTTTCTCGGATAAGCGTACTGCGTGACTTGAGGCAGCGCATGGCTAAAGCTCGTCGGTTATTACAAGACACTTTTCTACTGCCCACTCTTTCTTGGGGATTTCAGGGGCTTTGAAGGTAACGTCACGAACCTCTGCTGTAAATGCTCCTGAGTATCCGTAATCGTCATCTTCCTGCATGATCATAACGTCCATGTGGTCAGGTAGATCTGCAATTTTCTGTTTTAGTTCTGCTACTGTCATGGCTAAGTGGTTTTGTTGATTTCTTCCTCTTTCTTAATTTCTTTCTCGACCTCTCGGGTGTCAATCAAGTCGAACCCGATCTTGTGGTTAAGGAACACCGCGAGTTCTAAAATGTCCCGCAGCCCCAGTACGTTGAAGTAAAATTCATTACCATCCTCGGTATCTACGAAAAAGGCAATATTCTTGTTGCCTGGGGTGTTTTCTGCGTCGATCTGTAACTCCGCAAGGTTTTCACCTTCTTTGATTTTGAATTCTATTGGCATAATATTTAAGATTTAATTTGGCTCATGGTTGTGGTGGGTTAGGTAAAGACATCCAATGTGTTATCTCGTTTGGCTCAGGCTCTCCACTGCTGTAGAATTCTCCGACATTGTCATTTAATTGAAAAAAGCAACTATAGATTAATGGAGGTACATAATACCAATTACATACTATGTATTCGCCCTCTTGTTCTGGAAGCTGATCCTTAACACTTGTCCACTCCATCTGTTGTTCTTTGCTGTTATCCATTGTTGGGCTGTTTTAGTTTGTGGTCAGCTAACATTAATCCACCGAAATGTTTTGTGTAAACCAGTTCTAGTGTTGAAAGATTATCTATTTTGACTGTTGGATTGGCGTCAGTGTAGAAGCACTTCTTGAATTTAAACAACACCAAACCTTTCATTCCTTTTTTATGAAATTGAATGTGTTTAGGGCTCGTTTTTACGCCACCAAGTTGTATGATTTCGTTTTCTTCCATTGCTTTAATTGTCTGATTGTTGGGGGTTGGCCTCATTGGACTCAAAAATCTCCTGCACCTTTTCGTATGTGTACTTCCCGATGACTTCGTTCTCGGCCTCTGAGTGCTTTGATTTATCCCAGTCAATATAATCCGGCTCGTGTAAGAAATAGTGAAGGGTAAGCTCTACTTTGATTGCATCATCTTCTATTTCGATTTCTGCGTTGTATTTTGATGTTTGGGTTGTTCCTTTCATTTCTTGTATTTTTCAATGATTGTTAACAGTGTTGCTCTATCCCACTTAACCTTATCGTGTCTGTGGTCTGCAAGCCATTTAAAGCGTTCAGGGCCGATCTTCTCAAGTAGGTTGACATGATACCCATCTAAATGATTATCGTCCATCCTATTGCAAGACAAGCACTCGGAATTAGTATTATCAGTGTTGAATCTCAAGAAGGAATATCTGGTGGGGTAAAAGTGACCGGCATCCATTTCTTTTGTTGATTTCCATATTCCACATGAGATACATTTTGTAGTCCCATCAGTTCCAGCGTCCCTTTTTCTTATCCAAGCGTTAAAGACTTTCTGAGCCCTCGCAAGCAGTTCGGGTATAGTTTCAGCCGTTGACTTCTTTTTCTTCTTCTGAGGGGCTGAAAATGGCTTAGGTTTTAATCCTGTTCGCTTTATTGGTTGCGGGTTGAAGCTACTAGGGAACCTGTAATGCTTCTTGCATTTTTTGGAGGCATAGTACTTTTCCTCACAGCCAGGTACGTCACATGATCTCATAGCTAAAAAGGTATGTAGTCAGAATCAAAAGGGTCCACGTAAGGCTCTTCTTGGTCATCCTCTCTATCTGCCATTGCTCTTTCAAGCTTTGCGTCCTGCTCAGCATCCATGCGAGCATTCTCGTCATCTACGTCGGGTTGGTAAAACATGATTAAAATATATTTGATTGAAGTGAATTTATTAATAACCAAACCTGCTTCTCTTGCATATCAGAGATTATCTCTTGGGATGGTGAGTATCCAGAGTCCTCGTAAGATAATAGCTTCCACATATTTAGCGTGTACCTAACTATTAAGCCGAATGTTTTTCCATCATCGTCAAAGTCATAGACAAGCCACGTGTTGCCGGATATGGACTGGAATTTTGACTGCAACTCTTCTATAAGGTCTTGAGTGGTTAAAGCCATTACTTTAAATCTTTAAGTGATTGATAAATGAACTGTTGGATTGAATAGAACCTTCTTCGTTCTTGCACAGACAGGCACTTTACTTGAGCGTCTACAGCCATGCTTATGGCTTCAAGGTCTTCCTTGAGCTTTTTGAATTTCTCTTCAGTTGTCATAAAAAATAATTTAGGTGGATGGTAAGTCCTTGTCTCTTGTGATGTAAAGATGCAAGCTTAATATGGGTTAAGCAAGATATTTCTGAAAAAACAGCGTTTCACGCAATGATCACGTGTTTTTATTGGGGAATACCTACTCTTCTTGCTCTGCGCTTTACAGGTTTGATAGGTCTGAACTCTTTTTTACGTCCGTCGATTAGCTTAGGGATAAAGAATTTGTTCCGTTGGATCATCATATCCACCTTCTCCCAGTATGTTTCTCCCTGGGGAGATGTCGTCCAGTCAAAAGCAAGCATTAATGCCATGCGTAAGTTACCGGCATATCCAAAGCCTTTGTATCCTTGGTGGTTTGTTAAGGCAAGTGTTTTAAATGGCTCAGGAAGAGTCCCGAGCCAGTAGGTGATGTGTTTCATGTTACAGATTGTTTCTACGTCCGTACTCCGCAATCAAGCAGGCATCTATCAAACCTGAGTGAGCAATTTTGGCTCTTGATGACTTTCTAAAGTCGTGTCCAGGGAATAAGCGTACTGCAGCGTTAAGGGATGTAGCCTTAGTATCGAGTTGTGGTCGTTTCTGTTCTGGTTTGCTGGGCTTGTAGACCTTATCGCTGTTCATGTGTATGAGCTTCTGCCACTCTTTTGGTGGCACTTTTACCATTTTGATCTGCATACATCTTACAGTAGCATCCAGTTGTCCGCATACATAACCGAAAACGAAGTTTGAGCCACTTGAAGTCCCATAGATGGCTCTTAAATCCTCTGTGACAACAACCCTGTTGTAATCCTTGAAAGTGTCGTATATCTCTTGTAATGCAGCTATGTCGATGTCGTCTCCTAATAGTGGAGTTATCCATTGTCCAATGATACCTGAATCAGTTAAAGCGATTACTCCACCTAATTTCCCAGGATCCGTTCCTAGGTATACCGTTCCTTTATTTGTTGATGGCAGAGTTCCGTTAGGTATTTTAAAAGGGGCATGGGGCAGTTCATCTTTTGGTTCGGAGAATAAGTCCGGCTGTGGATTATCGCTTGGTAATGGCTCTATATCAAAGCCTGTTGGAAGAGCTGAGATCGGCTCATTCCCTTCTGTGTGGCAGGCAGTCTCAGGGAGTGCCCAGCCTTTTCCTTCAAGGTGATCGTCTGGTATTGGGTCTGGTTTTATTAATAAGATTTGAGGGTATATAACCTCTTTAAATTCTCTGTAAGTCGTGTGGCCGTTCGATTTTTCTAAATACAGCTCATAGGCTTTAAACACCTCAGACTCTTCTACTACACAAATCGGATTGTTTACCTCGTCTATGTAAGTCAACGTAGTGTTGTTTATAGGATCGCTTCCATCTCTGCATTCAGAAAAAACTTGTGGTCCTTCCTGTTCTGTAGCCTCCAACATCTCTATTATTTTATTGGATAGTTTCGCGATATAAACCTCTTTACCTTCATGCCAGTAGGTTAAGCCGGGGAACCTACGATCAAGCAGGTCTTTGACTGCAGGAACGAGATCAGTCTTACTTGGGATAGCAAAGGCACCGGTTAAACTTTCGATGAATTCTACTCTATCCGGACCGGTCTTTTTAAAGTCGCCTTTGAAGAGTTTTTTGCCCAGCCCATGATCGGCTACTCCGTTCATTTCTTGGGCTTCAGCAAGTCCTTGTGGTGGTTTTGCGAATGTTGGCTCGGGAGATAAACTAGCAAACACAAACCCGTCTCTACCTGTATAGTACACAGCGCCGTCTGTATCAACAACCGTCATCGGCACTTCACCATCCCATGTTGTTGTATTTCTAAATGCCACATTCTCTATTTCGGAATAATGAAGTTTAGTTTCTTCTGTTTTTTTTGGTTGATCAAACTCTGCATCGAGTTCGTCTAAAAGGCTGTTGTCTATCATGATTATAATTTTTAAAATATAAACCCAGTGAGGTTGCTGATACAGTTCTTTCTACTGCTTATTTCCGTCGATAACACGTTATCTGTCATTGGAGGATTAAGACTTTACTGTAGTGAGGCTGGCTGACTTTCCACCACCACCTTAAACTTGTACTCATTTGATCAGCACCTATGACCGGGGACCCTTATTTTGTTTCTTTAATTCCGCTAACCCAGTTAAATAATTTTGCTGCTACTGATTTACTGTTGGATGTAAGGTCTGACTTATCCATCAACCATTTATAATATCCCTTGTCTTTTAAAGCTTCTTGAGCCGGAACATCCCTGTACTTACCGAAGTTTACGATGATCTCTCCCTCCTCGTTTTTAACAAACTTCCCAGCAAGATCAATCCTGTTGTCGTATTTACAGAAATCAGCTAATTCTAAGAGGCTTAGAGAGCTTAAATCTTCATAGTGGTATATTTGAGCGTCTAAGACCTCAATCGTCGCTTCTACGTCAGCTAATGCGTTGTGTGCTGATTCGTGTTCTTTCTTGCAATAGAACTTCACAGCTGCAGATAAGGTGCGTTCCTCCTTCTTTTTAAAGATTGCCATAGCATCAATGAATTGGGTGTCTTCTTCAGGCCAGTCTGTTATTCCTGCTCGTGCAAATTCCTCTGTGAGTACAGGGACATCGAAGTTGGTTGAGTTGAAACCTAACACGTCTGCACCAGCTACAAATGCCCTCATGGACTTTGCTATTTGGAAGAAAAGAGGGGCAAGCTTCTGATCTTTAAGTTCAGCTATCTTAGCATCGTCAATACCATGTATCTCTGCTACTTTAGGTGGTATCGGACAGCCTGGATCTACAACCATTTCTTTGGTGATTTTACTCCCATCGGGCATGTATTTGATAATCGCTATCTGGACGATCTTGGCAGTGGATATGTTGGCATCCGTAGTCTCGAGATCGAGGGCGATTAAGGGGCGTGTGAGTTGAAGTTTCATTGTATGATTGGTAAAAGATTTTTAATTATAGCTTCCATAACGTTTACCGTAATTGAATTACCGGCTTGCTTGTAGGTTTGAGAATCACTGCATGGTTTAATGTATTCGTCTGGAAAACCTTGTAGGCGCATACATTCAAGTGGGGTTAATCTGCGGATGCGTGAGCCAAACAGCTTTGGAGTGTGCGCGGTCTGAATTGTATTGCAAATCCCTTCAGGTTTATGATAAACGTGTTCGGATACGCTACTACGTTTTGCATCCCCCATATGAGCGCCTATCGTGTTTTCATTCTCGTGCCATCCTGCAATACGGCTGTTGGTAGTTTGGCCTACAACGATAACGTTATCCTTTTGAACCGTTGTTATGGTGTTAGTTATATCATCGTTTTGATTTATCTCCAGCATCTGTTCTGTAGGCAAGCCCGACTTCCTGCTTTTTGGATTTTCAGGATTTCTGCCTGTTATCTGACCTGCTTTCGGTTCCAAAATCTTAGGTTCATGTCCTCCGCCTTGCTTTGCGGTAACGCATGGCGATATACCATTTGTGTCGTATACCCTGCCTGTGGCTTCATGCTTACCCGGTAGATTACAAGCAATCATTATTTCGTTTGATTCTTTGATGTATCCCATGGCATATCCATGAGTGCCTGCACATACAGTGGGGCTTACGCTTTCTGTAGAGTATACCGCAGATCCTTGAGTATCTTGATTAATAAATCCTACCTTATCAACTTTTACATAATCTGCGTCGCCGGGCATTTTTCCGTAGTTAGCTTTGACTGTTGAAGCCAGGTCTTTACCAGACAAAAAACTGGCGGTTCTACCTATATTATTTTTGTTCTTTTCTGAATGTGTGTTAAGGCAACTCAACATCTTATCACTCAAATAA